CTCAAGATCTCCGATGAGCTGATCCCCCAGATCATCTCCAAGATCATCACCGACGAGGGTTGCCCTTTTGATCTCCTTGCCAAGAGCAAGCGGGTTCAGGCCCACTACAAGAAGCGACCACCCAGCAACCAAGCTGATGCCTACCGGGCCTGGTACGCCAAGTTCGAAGAGCTCACTCAGGCGGTCCACAAGGACTTCCTCCAGCCCTGGCTGGAAGCCCATAAAGGGCAGTGGCTCCTCCATTATGCATATCATTGCTCAGAATGGGATTGCTCCCGTTGTGTCTTGGAGCAAGGGGATCACTGGAAGAACGTGGAACACATTACCTATTCTCACCGTTAAGGAGTCCTGATGGCTCACAAGCCCCCAGTAGTAATCGAGTCCCCGGCTAGGGTCCTGGTCGTTGATGACTTCCCCTGCCGCAAGGATGCCCTCTATGCTTCTGGGGTTCTGAAGACCGCATGCACCTATTCCAGCAACGCCCTTCATGCTCTTGATCAGCTGGAGATGAATGAGTTCGATGTGATCTTCTTGGATCACGACTTGGAGACATATGTCTACGAGCCATACCCCAGGGAGATCACGGGCCGGGATCTCGCCAAGTGCATCGTGGGTCTGCCGTGGAAACCGGCTTTGGTGGTCATTCATTCCATGAACCCCAAGGGTGCGGAGGTCATGGAGAGCATATTGCAGGGAGAGGGGATTAAGGTGCTCCGTATCCCTATAACCGAGTTGGCTGGCTGGAGGCAGAAGTGATGACCAGACTGATTGACTTCCTCCCTATTGACCATCCTTTGCGCAAGGATGTCACACCTTTCGTGCCCTGGTCCAAGACCCGCAACAAGAGGCCGGACAAGTCTTGGACACCCCTGTTCCTCACTACTACGATCTTCCTCAACCCCTTTCGGACCAGGGTGAGTCAGGAATTTGCGGGGGATCAGCCCGCAGAGGTTTTGAGTTTCCTGGAGAAACGGGGATTCTCCCATACTGAACGCGCTGAGTTGTCCTTGGGAAGGCCCTTGGACAGCGGCGACAGCAAGAAGCAATACCACCTGGATCCACCCCTGCCGAAAGAACGACTAGGGGATATTCGTAAACCCAAGCCCAAGGAGGCTGCTATGCCCAACATCAAACCCACCCTAGAAGGTTGGGGGAAGAAGGTGAAGAAGCTCCGGAACGAGGCCCACTTGTCCCAGGACGAAATGTCCCATCGGCTGGGCTACTCCTACAACATCGTCAGTGGCGTCGAATTGGAGACCCGTAAGTTCTCCCCGGCGGAGAAGACCCTGTTCTTCCAGACCATCAAGCAGCCGGAGGATACCTCGATCCCGGTGCTCAATGAGAAGGAACTGGCCTACCGGAACAAGGTCCATGGCGTCCAGGCCAAGAAGAAAGAATCCCGGACCAAGGCCCCCATGGAGACCAGAGCGGCTGAGCCTTCTGCGTTCATCCCCACCAAGGACCGTATCAAGGACATCCCTCTGCTCACACATCTCACCCCGATCAAGGCCGGAATCATCCGGGACTTCACCGCCACAATCTCCCACAAGGGGGTCACGGATGAACAGGCCACGCAGATCCAAGTGGCTTTGGACCGGCTCATCCTTTCCGTGCTGCTTCCTGGTTCCAGATGACCTACTATCCAATGGGCATTCGAACTGCCAAAACTCATCCATGGTCCGTAACATATTTCAATCATCATGCTGAGCGTATGTTCGTTGGAAGATATAAGAGCAAAGGACATTTGCGCTTGGGTATCCGGAAGGCTCTGAAGCGATGGCGTCCAACGGTGGACTACTATATTGCACAGGGTCCTGGGTTCAAGATGCTCGTTGAATTGAAACATGCATTACAGGAGGTTCATGGTGACCACAGCAATCTACCCCGGCTCGTTTAACCCCTGGCACGCTGGCCACGCCGATGTGTTAGAAAAGGCCTTGAAGGTCTTTGATCGCGTGGTCATCGCCATTGGTCACAATGCCTCCAAGCCCAAACCCAAGCCGGGGACCCCTGGGTGGTTCTATGAGCTCCGAGAGGGCTATGGGCTCAAGGTTGGGCTCCTGACCTACGATGGCCTCCTGAGTGACGCTGTCCGGAACTACAACGACAAGATCCTAGCTACAGGCAAGGACATCCCACAGATTGGAGCGGTGATCCGTGGGCTACGTAATGGCTACGACCTACAGTATGAGATGAACTTCCAATACTGGAACGAGGACCTTGGACTGCTGGTGCCCATTGTGTTCTTCATAACAGATCGGAGCCTAGGGCATATCAGCTCATCTACCATCAGAGAAATCGAAGCCATCCGTAGCGTCCCCAAGGATTTGCTCTAGCTCTGGATTCAATTCACACCCACCAAAGGCCCTCTTCGGAGGGCCGAGGTATTTTAGGGTGGAGGATTGTATGAAGATCCGCAATGGTTTCGTCTCTAACAGTTCAAGCAGCAGCTTTGTTGTGGCCCTGGCATGTGCTCCTGGGGAGTTGACAGAGGATTGGGTCAAGGAGACCTTCAAGCTGTTCTACCAGGAACAGATCACCAGGCTCACCGGGGATCTGAAGACTTGCTCACCCAAAGTGATTGACCCCGAGGACTATGAGCTCATCGCTCGGCTCCTCACTGAATATGAGCACCCCAACCGCTGGGAGCTCAACAATGATCCTGAATACAAAGCGGCCACCGAAGCTGCAGAAGCAATCCCCTGGGGCTCCAGTGAGGAAGAGCGGCACGCCTATCGTAAGGCCCTCAAGCCCTATCGGATCATCCAGAAGCAGCGCAGTGATGCTCTTCATGTGAAGGTGATCGAGGAGTTCCTCAAGGAGAACAAGGGGAAATATCTCTATGAGCTGACCTATTCGGGTAACGATGGTCGCCTAGATGCTGATTTGGAGCATGGAGATCACTGGTATTACGCTGGACATATCACCTACAGCCAGCACTAGGAGCCAAGATGTGGCAACACGTTGAGAACAATGCTACGGTATATCGTAATAAGCGAATCCATTACGATTATCGTATTGAGGATTCCTTCTTGGCCGGGATCCTCTTGGAGAGGAAAGACATTCAGCGTATCCGGAGCCATCAAGGGTTTGATCTTAGCAGCGCCTTGGTCCGGGTGGAGAACGGGGAGGCATGGGTTCACTCTGATCTCTATGATGAGCCGCGCAAGATCAAGCTGCTTCTCAATCGCAAAGAAATCAATCGACTAGAAAAACATACCAGAGATGGTATGCGGGTCCTGGTGGAGCACGCCTACTTCGATTTCAGAGGCTGGCTCAAACTCCGTCTGCTCGTCGGAAAAGCTATGAAGAAGCACGACAAGCGTGAAGCAATCAAGGAGAAGGATCTCCGGAAGGACAACAATGACTAAGTATATTCTTACGGTCTACGGGAGTTCCGTCTGTGACGTCGTTTGGAAATCCAAAGGGGAACCCATTGAACTCCGCTCCAAGAATCTCACCTTCGGGCGCTCCGCTGACTTCGCCCATGAAGCTCTCAAATCTTTCCGAGAAGCTATGGAGCGAGTGACCTTCGAGGGGGATGTCCAGGAATGTTCTATACGTCGAGAGATTCTGGATGAATTTCTCACAAAGGGCACCGTTGGGGATGTCATAGCCCAGAGGATCTGGTTGGACAATCGGCTCAAATGCGATTATGTCTTCGAGATTAAGAACTATGATCCTCCAATGGCCATGGTTGAGTTCACAGGGAGATAAACGTATGTTACTTCCTGAGCCCTCAAAGGATCTTAGGGATATCCCCGCGATCTGGGCAGATGAATGGGAGGCTGGGAATCGTCGCTGGGTGAGCCTACGGGACCGTATCCTAGAACAAGACAAGAAGGAGAAGGTCCCCAATGAAATACACGGAAGCGGCATTCAGAGCACTTGAACATGATATGATCAACCTGGCGTCTGATCGGCACAAGCATCAGACCTACGGCGGAGATAAGCCTTACACGTTCCATCTCCGTGCAGTCCGGGATGTGGTCTATCGGTTCATGCCCTTCCTCCCCTATGGGGTCTCCATTGAGGTGGTGGTCCTAGGTTCATGGGGTCATGATCTCATTGAGGACACAGGGATGTCCCGTGAGGAATTGGCTGAACGTTACGGCCAAGAGGTCGGGGATATCATCTGGCATGTCTCCGACGAGCTTACCGATGAGGAAACCCTTAAGAAGATCCGACAGTGTGTTGGTGCCGTATTCCTCAAGCTGTGTGATCGCATAGCTAATGTAGAAGCTGGTGGGAAGACCGCTAAGTATCGCAAGAAGTATCCGCTCTTCAGAGCAATTCTCTACAAGGAGGGTGAGTTTGAGCCAATGTGGGAACACCTCGACAAGCTTCTGGCGTAGGTTGATTGAATCGGCATGGCTTGAAGCCGCTTGGATCACTATTGAGTGTCTAGCTGCCCTCGCTGGGCTTTGCATGGTTCTCTATAAATGGGCTGGAATGCTAGGTATAGGTCATCTGGTTCGTTAAATTCAATCCAAACTTTTGGTCCCAGATTCCGGGTTCAATCTTTATGAGTAGCCTGGTTCTCTGATGGAGGAGCCATGTTCGGTCTGATCTGTTCACAATGGTCCATGTGGGCCATGGTAGTCTTCGGTCTGGTCCTCATCTGGGCCTTCACGCTCTGGAAGGACAAAGAGCCAATCATCGCTGGCGGGATCTCCTTGATCTACACGATCCTGGTGATCGGAACCTTCTCCATGGGTATTCGATATGGCACAGGGGTGGATGATTTCTGCATCCTCAACGGCCATGTCACTGCAGCCCAGTATGAGGAACCCTGGACCGAAGAATATTACACTCAGGAGGCCATCCGAGATTCCAAAGGCAACGTCACGGGCTACCGGACCGTTCGCCATGAAACGAGGCATAGTCCCCAATGGAACGTGTTCACTACCGTGGGCAATGATGGGATTGAACAAGCTCAATACATCGGCTACGTGCGCAACTTTCAGAACGAACCTTGCGTCAGCCACAGTCACCCCGGTCAATGCTCCTTCGGGGACGGTAAGACCTACGTGACCCGCTGGGATGGGGATGTGCGGGATATTGTCCCCTATAGTTCCTCCAAGGAAATCGTCAACTGGGTCAAGGCCAGCTACGGCACGGTCTATCGAGCTAAGGGTGAGGATGGTTACAAAGTCCCGGACTATCCAGGTCTGGTGATGACCCCCCATGGGCCCAAGCAACCACGCATCCTCAACCCTGGTGTGATCCTGGATGGGTCCTGGAAGAACCTCATGGAGTGGGACATGGATGTCCTGGCTGACGCCGTGGGGGCCTCCAAGCAGTGCAACCCCCTGATCGTTATCACCAGTTCTGATATCGGCTACGTCCAGGCTCTGAAGGACAAGTGGATCAACGGGAAGAAGAACGATGTGATCCTGGTCCTTGGTGTGGGCCAAGATTCCTCTGACAACATCAATTGGGCTCAGGTGGTCTCCTGGACCAAGAATGAAACCTTGGAACCCTTCCTGAAGGAAAAGCTGGTTGGGACTCGGATTGACGATCGTGCCAAGATCATGTCCGCATTCAGAGAAGGGATATTCGGCCACTTCGAGCGTAAGCGTATGGCTGAGTTCGAGTATCTCAAGAACGAGATCAAGATCCCCTTCTGGATCTACTATGTCTCTCTGCTCTACATGATCGCCGGTGCTGTGGTGGTGTTCTTCATTCCAGAGAGTGAATCTTCTAGTTTCCCCTACCGTCTATCCCCAACCAGGACCAAAGAGTCCTATCCCAAGAGGAGATTCTAAATGAACAAAGGACTTATCATCAGTGGCGTCGTGGCCCTCGGAGTGCTCCTGCTCGGCGGCAGCTGCATGGGCTCCTACGTGTCCACTCGGCAGACCTACGTGGGCTTCGAGACGGACATCAACGCCCAGGACAAAGAGATGCAGAACGTCGACACGGAAGTCACCAACAGCCTCCAGACCCAGGGCCTCGCGGTCGGGGAATACAAGGACCTCGTGGTCAACGCCATCAAGGTCGCCAACTCCGGTCGTTACGGCGCTGATGGATCCAAGGCCATGATGCAGTGGATCAAAGAGCAGAACCCCACCATCGACTCCGACATCTTCAAGAAGATCATGGTCGCCGCCGAGTCCGGCTACGCCAAGTTCGCTGCGGCCCAGCGGAAGAAGATTGACCTGGCCAGGGTCTACCGAAAGTCCGTCGAGCAGGAGCAGCAGGTTCCCATCTGGGGTTCCATTGTCACCAGCGGCTTCCCGCGCAAGTCCTGGGATGAGTTGGAGCGTGTGATCGTCTCTGAGGACACCGCCAAAACGTGGAAGACCGGAATCAAGCAGCGCATTGACCCCTTCAAGAAGTAGGAGCAACCATGACCGTCATTCTCAAGATCGAAAACACGGGGGCCTATCCCGTCAAGGTCCAGCGGATCACCAAGGATATCACTGACCCCACCCAACCTCCGGCTCATGTGGAAGAAATCGGGGTCATCAACGTCGGAGATACTCAGTCCGTGACGCTCTGGAAAGAGTGCTCCATCAAGATCGATGAGGTCTGATCTATGGCCCAAGAGCAAATGAGTGTTTCCAAATGGGATCAACGGTTCCTTGAAATGGCCAAGTTGGTCGCCTCCTGGAGCAAGGATCCAAGCACTCAGGCCGGAGCAGTGATTGTCCGTCCGGATCGCACTGTGGCCTCTGTTGGCTTCAATGGTTTCCCGAGCAGCATGCCCGATGACCCTGAGCTCTACCTGGATCGTGTGGAGAAGTATTCCAGGATTGTGCATTGTGAAGTCAATGCTCAGATCTTCTCCAGGGATCCTTCGCTCAAGGGCTACACGCTCTACACCTGGCCTTTCATCTCCTGTGACCGCTGCTGCGTGCAGATGATCCAGGCGGGGATCACTCGTATGGTGGCTCCCCGGCCAACCGAGGAACAACTCACCCGGTGGGCAGAGGCATTCAACAAGACCCGGAAATACTGTGCAGAGTCCGGAGTGGAACTGGTCGAACTGTAATTCAATTCAATCACACCAATAGGCCCCCAAATGGGGGCCTTGTCATATGCGTATCCTTCTTCAGTGGGCAACGTTGCCCCTGCATGGAGGAGTTTCCAATGAAGTGCATCAAACACATCGGTGGCCATCACGTCAACGAACCCTATCGCAAGGTGTCCGACCAGGTCGCCGCCGAACTCGTCGCCAAGGGCCTCTGGGCCTACTGCGGCAAGCAGATCTGGAAGAAGATGGTCCGGGACGCCAAGCCCGTCATCGAGGAGCCCAAGGCCGAGGTCGTCGTCGAAGGGACCGAGGAGAAGCCCAAGAAGCCCAAGGGCAACCCCAAGGGCAAGGCTGCCAAGAAGCAGAAGGAGGAGATCCATGTGTAGGTGCACCCCCAACATCCGCACCCCCTATTGCAGTCGTCCGGGTTGTCTTCCTCCTTCCCTGGAGCGTGAGCAGGAAGTGAACGACGCCCTGAAGAACCCCTGCGCGGAAGTGGACATCAACTCCGGCATCAAGTTCGCGGATTTCGAAATCCGCTACCACGACGGCAAGGTCAACTACCTGAATCCGGAACTGTTCTTCAAGCAGGTCTGGAACGGAAACACCCGGCCCGAGGCCCTGGCCCGGATCGTGGAGATCCACAAGCTGCTCTACATGACCCAGGAGGCCTCTGCACGGCTCATGGAGCTGAAGGAATATATCCCGGCCCGTCAGGCTGCGGATTTCGTGGACGTCCTGGACCGCATCCTCCAGCGCCTCTGGGGTTTCCCCGAGGATCAGGCTCGTCGGACTCACTGGTGTCGGATCAAGGGGTGTCTCTGTGAACCCACCAACCCGCTACTCCAGAACCGGAGGACCTACAACCTGGGCTGTCCTTTCCACGGCAACATCCCCAGCTTGCAGGATCTCGCTGCCTGCACCACGGTCATCCCGAAGGTCAAGGATGTGCTCATCCCTAACTCGGTTCTCAAGGTGCTCCAGAAGGCCAAGAAGCTCTAACCGGCTTTGAAGGCAAACCATTAGCCCTCCTCACGGGGGGCTAATTTCGTTATACCATTACCCCGTAGCCTATTATACACATCTACGGAGTTAATATCGTGAGTAATGAAACCCCCATTAAAACTGTAAACCTTCCCGATGATCTCCTGACGATGATCGTTCTGATCCTTGCGGATTCTTATGTGGCAGATATTCGTGCCATCAAGAACATTGCGGGCCTCCTGGAAGCTGCCGAGATCTCCGCTGAAGGCCTTGAGGCGCTCAAGACTTCGGCTCAGGAACTCTCCGTAGACGCCGCCAAGTCCCTATCTGGCCTGGTCTCCGTTCGTAAGAATCAGTCAGAGGATTGGTGGAGTTTGATCCTGGCTCGCTTCCCTGGCATGAAGGCCCTGGAGGATGACATGTCCAGGTTCCAGGCCCTCAGCAGCATGGTTGAGGCCAACGTTCCTCTGCCTGAGAATCCCACCAAAGATCCTGTGTTCAAATTCGGGGAGGATCTGTGATGCATATCCATCATCCAGCATTTCTAGCCTTCGGCGGTGTGCTGTTCCTCTGGTGGCTTTTCATGACCCTGTATACCTACTTCAAGGGCCGCATTCACCCTCTCTGGGATGAGCTAAGTCTGTGGCAGAAGTTTGACGTCTGCTCCAGTTCAGCTATCGGGGTTCCTTGGATGTATTTCAAGGAATACCTGCAGCGTAGACAGATCCATCGCCTCTTGAAGGTCAACTGTCAGGTGTGGGATCACGCCACAGAGAATCCCATCGAAACAGACACTCTGGAAGGTTTCCGTAGCATCCTAGGGTCACCCTCCATGTCCCAGGCTAAGGCTGTGAAGCTGGCCAAAGGGGAGTACAAGGTTAACGTTCCTGTACAGGTTCTCTGTGATATGGCTGTCTTAGATCTCAGCGAGGCCACTTTCGTATACTCCGGCAAGCCTGTTCTAGAATTTCAGGGCAGCGCCAATGCAATCATGGGCTTGAAAATCAAGGATGTCCCAGCTTTTACTGATAGTTTCCAGATGACCGGCTCCGGGGATAACTGCCTTTTCTCTGCTATTGGGGAAGTTGGTAACCTGTTCATGAACCTGTGTGTCGAGCATCTTGATGGTTCCATTACAGAAGAGGAGAATTAATGAGACGAGTTATGGCTTGTGGTGGGAAAGACGAACCCCTTTCCCCGGATTTGAAAAGGAAGCGCCATGGAAATGTGGATGAGGACGATGAGATAGAGGAGATGCTTCTCGAGACCAATAAGAAGATTATTGATCCCCATACCCCCACGATCTATCTCAGCGGAGAAGTAGACTCCAAGCTAGCCAAGAGCTTTCGTGAGGCTGTCAAGGAACTGGAATACATCCGCAAGGCTGACATCGCTCTGATCGTCATCGATTCCCCTGGTGGGTCACTACTGGCGTGTTTTGAAATCCTGAACACAATGCGTGCCAGCAAGATCGAGTTCATGACCTACTGCGTCTCCTACGCCTACAGTGCTGCTGCTTGTATCCTCTCTGCAGGATCTCACGGCAAGCGATTCATGGCTCCCCTGAGCAATGCCATGGTGCATCAGCTTTCCGCTGGGACGGGTGGCCACCTGGAAGAGATGCGGGTGGATCTGAATAACTTCGAGCGTATGAATACTCTGTTCATCACCGAGATCGCCAAGAACTGTGGTAAGACGGTCAAGCAGATTCAGGACGCCATCTCTGCCACCGGGTTCACTGATCTGTTCCTGGGCCCAGAAGAGGCCAAGAAACTGGGCCTCGTGGATGAGGTTGCCTATGTGAGTCTGATCCAGGCCAAGGCCTACCAGTTGGAGATCATCACCGATGAGGAAGAGACCCCAAAGGTAGAAGAGAAGAAGCCGGTCCGGAAGAAGACTCCCGCCAAGAAAGCTAAACCCCAGGAGGAAGAGGAAGAGGTTTTGGAAGAGCCTATTCCCAAGCCCAAGAAGAAGCCAGTAAAGAAGCCCTCTTCAAAGAAATAGAGCACCAAACATTCGTGGGCTCCCCAAGACTATCATAGGGGAGCCCCTTCTATGCCTGGAGGATATCATGATCCAATCAGATACTGAATTGAAGGCGTTGAAGGCTTTATCATATATTCTGGACTTACATCCAGAGGGCGTTCCCGGATCTGCCAAGGTATTTTGGGACGAGTTAGTTGCTTACCGGCTTTTGTCTAATGGTTACATAAAGTTTGGACCAGGGAGAATGATCGTGACCCCGAAAGGGAAGGACCACGTCATCAAGCATCTCGGTACCATCGGGAACGCATAGGAGTAGGCCTTGTCCAGAATAAAAGTCCGAGTTCAAGGGACTCAGGTAAACAATATAAGAATAGAAGGTGACTCTAAGAATGGGTTTAATCTTCAGGTCTTAGACCCCAAGGAGGGCCGGTACCCTGTAGGAGGCCTCAAGCTAGAGATCCTTCCTGAGTTCGGTTCCTGGGTTGAAGTCACAGAGCATGAGCTCCTGGCGTTGTTGATGGCCCCTGCGTAGTAGGGCTGATTGAAGGTAGATGGAAACGGAAACTGAAGCTTGTCCTATAATTACGGATTATACCAGATCAATCGGGTTGCAGGATAAGACCCTAGAGAAGCTCTGGCGTGTCCGTCAACACGATCCAGCAGATGGTCCCATTGCAATCAACGTGGGGCCTCTGCTGAAGACCGATTGGCCGCTCAAGAACTATCAGACCCAAGCGGTAGCCCATCTGATGCTCATCCCTCGTATGGTCATTGGGGACGCTGTAGGGTTAGGTAAGACTATGACCGCCATTGCGGGTATTGCCTATCATACCAACAAGGATCCCAAGTTAAAGACCCTAGTGATCACAACCAAGTCCGTGGCTCGTCAGTTCGCCAAGGAGGTCACCCGGTTCTCCACCCTCTCCTGTCATACCATGAAGGAACGTTGGGAGAAGAAGACCTCCCATGAGGGTCGGATGCTTCAGGTGAAGATGTGGCTTGAGGATGATGGGCCCAGTGTGCTTGTAACCAAGTATTCCTCACTCATTGGACGCCGTAAGACCTATGATGGGCCGGTGGATGACAATGGAGATCCAGTTGGTAAGAATGGCAAAGAATTGATCTCTCAGGAGATCCAAGATCTGGTTGCTATGCTCTGGCCTCATCGGGAACATCTGTTGGTGATTTTCGACGAATGTCATAAGCTCAAGAACCCAGAGGCTCAGACCCGGATCTCCATGATGCAGATTCAACGTTGTGCCCTGCGGGTATGGGGTCTCAGTGCGAGCTTGATTAAGAATGGTGCGGATGAACTCTACGCCGTGATCTCGGCAATGGGTATCCGACCGCATCAATCCTTGGACGCCTTCAAGGAGAAGTTCTGCGTATACGAGATGCAGCAGTTTGGCTACAAGCGAGTCTTCAAGCTGATCGGCTACAAGAACATGAAGGAGTTCAAGTCCTCCATTCGCCCATTTGTATATGGTAGAAGTCAACGACAAGTCAAGGAGCCGTTGCCTCGGCTGACCACTAGATTCCACGAATTGGATCTGGACGACAAGCAATACAAGCTTCTCACCAAAGACATTCCAGAAGGTCGCTACACTCTACCACCTGGGATCCGTAAGATCGCTGGTGAGCTTGCCCTAGTGGACCGTGATCCAAGCAACATGATGACCATGTTGTCCGTGTATCAGCTGGTTGCTAATCATCCCTGTCTCCTAGAGGCTTTCGATGAGGAAAAGCTCCACACCAAGACCCTAAGTCCCAAAGAGGAAGCCCTGTTGGACCTTCTGGAAGGTGACCTAGATGGTGAGAAAGTCATCGTATTCACCAAGTATAAGACCTGGATCAATCGTCTTGAATGGTTGATTAAGAAGAAAGGCCTGAGTGGACGTAGATTCCTACGGATCACCGGGGACGAGAATGAGGCTCAACGTGAAGCGGCCATGGATAAGTTCCAGGGTTCCAACGATTACAACCTCATTGTCATCAACACTGCCGCCATGGAAGGAGTCAATCTCCAGCAAGCCGCTCATATGGTCTGTCTGGACCTCCCTTGGTCCTGGGGTGATTTGATCCAGCTAGTTGGTCGTATGCTACGCTTGGCCTCCCCTCACAGTGCTTGCACCCTTCACGCGATGGTCATGCGAGGCACGGTGGACGAGTATGTTGTCACAACCTTGCTTGGAAAGAAGGGGGTCTTTGAATCTATCCTAGGAGAGTCTCATAGTGCCGGTTTGCTTGAGTCTGAACTCAAAGAGATTGATCTTGAATCTGGGATCGATCGGGATCTGAGTGATGCAGAATTCATAACAATGCTCAAGGCGCATACAAGAGATGTCCCAATGGGAAAATATCTAAGCGGGGATCTACTCAAGGATTCTCGGGAGAAGGTGAATTATAAAACCTCTTACGAGAAGCGGAGTGATAAGAAGGCTCGTGGCAAATCCCCATTAAAGACGCCACTAAACAAACTAGATTTCGGGGAAGAGATCTAGTAATCTAGATCAACCCTTCAAGGAGATTTATGCATACGTTGATTACTTATAACGTAGACGAGGCCGGTGCGCTCGTTTCTACTACCAGACACGGACACGACGCCAACAACCTCTGGTGTGAGATCAATATCACTGCCTGTGTAGGTGCTGTGGTCGTCGATGATCACAATGAGGTTGTCCTCCGCTATGCCAAGCAGGACTTCGATGAACAGATTCCCCCTATGGCTGCAATCCTGGCCACGGAAGCATAAGGAACCCCAATGAGCCTTTTCAGGATCAACAAGGTTACTGTGACGCTGGATGTTTCAGATAAACATTACGGGAACGGCGACGCCCGATCGGTCCATCTCTCTGCGGAGTCACCAATTGGTGAGGGACTTGAGATGGAGAAGATCGAGGTCGCCACCGGCCAGCTGCTGGACATGTTCCTGGAAGCATTCAAGGGTGTCCATGCAGCAAGATGTGTGGCTGGTGAGATCGACTATGCTACCCTGGACAAGATGGTGACCCGAGCGGAGACCAGAACCAAAAAGATCAAGCATGCCTTCCTGGAGGAAGAATGATCTGGAAGATTATAGCAATTTGGGCAGCTGCAGATCTCATCTTCCTTTGGGGATGGGCAAGATTTCATAAGGTGACAGGACCAAGCATATGACAGAACAAATCCCCTACGTATTGGGTTTCGGTTTTGATGCCACCCAGTCTCATGTTGCGATGATCCGTAAGGAACGCCCGGACTGGCAGAAGGGCCTACTCAATGGCATCGGTGGCCATATTGAAGAGGGAGAAACTCCTCGACAGGCTATGAGCCGTGAGTTCAAGGAAGAGACTGGTGTAGAGATCTCTGAGGAAGGTTGGGATCTAGTGACCCGGCTTTCTGGTGATAACTTCATTGTCTATGTGTTCATGGCTATCGGGTGTAACCTATCTGAAGTCCGCACAATGACAGACGAGAAGGTGGTTGTACTGGGTATGGATCACCTGTGGAGGGAGAGTCAGCTTGGCCGAATGGTCAGCAATGCAATGTGGCTGCTCAGTCTGTGTCTAGATCCTGACCTTCATAAGTTCGCGCCAATCACGGTTCAGTATAAATAGGAGATCAAGTGTCAACCGAATCCATCATCAATCAACTTAAAGCGGAGACGGTCCTCCATGGGAGCTGGCTCTTAGATGAGATCAAGCGATTCTCCAGTGGAATCACCTACGCCGATGGTGACGAGGTTGTCTCCTACAAGACCTTCTACAATCAGCTCTTGAATGAGGTCAACGACCTTCCCTCATTGAGTCTCCAGCCAGTTATCGCTCCGGGAACCTCACGAGCCTACCTGATCGATTTGACCAGTGGGTTAGAGAACGTCCTTGATCACATTGAAGTCTCTCTGAACAAAGTGTTGTTCTTCCACAGCAAGGTCAAGTCCGCTACCAGTGCAATCAAGAACCTCCGGGACACCTTCAAGGCTTGGTATCTCATTGGTCTTCAAGAGGATCTGAAGCGGATGGAGATCAAGTTGTCCAATAAATCCCTGGAGGCTCTGAGTGATAGTGAGTTCACTCGGATGCTCGGGGAGTCCGGATCAGATCTGGAGGCCTTGGATATGGCTCTGGTCCTCCTGGCCGACCGGCTCAAGTCCCGTAAGAAGCTCTCCCAGGAGAAGTATAACATCGGTAAGGACCAGGCTAACGCCTCGCTGTTGCCCCTGTTGGGTCAGGCTGGGTATCTGGATGGCAAGACCGGGGAAGAGCTTTTAAGGGACAAGTATGGCCTTGGGGAACGGGGCAGTCTAGTCATGGATGATCCTCCAGAGGGGATGCGTATTGCCTCCAAGAGATCCATGTTCAAGAACTCCGATCCGGCCCCTGTGAAGATTGTAGAGGAGGGTTTCTCCTTTGCTACAATTGACATGGAAACCGAGATGGAGAAGCTTGAAGCCGAAATGGCTCAAGCTCCCGAGGAGACTGTAATCAATCTTGAAGAAGAACCTGAGCCGGGAATGATCTTTGAACCGGAACAGACTGAAGAACTTGAAGCACAGGTCGAGGCCTCCGTTGAGGTTCCGGCTCAGGTGGAAGAGGAAGTCACTATCCTCACAGTGGGAAGACATAGCAAGCGAAAGACAATGTTCGACGATGAAGAGGAAATCCAGGACTGTAAGAAAGATAGTGAACCCGAGAGTTCAACTCAACTCACAACTCCAACCCTCAAGAAACGTAGAATAGTTTTCGACGACTAAACAACTCATCTGTAACTTAGAATAACTTTCAACACCCCAGTGCGCAAGCAAAACAAGCACCGCGCCACTTAACTCAAGGAGCAACATATGGTAGAGAAACGCCAGCGTTTTGTCGATGACGAAGATGTCGAGACCCCGATCAAGAAGAAGAAGCGTGTGATCGAAGACGACGAAGAAGAAACCCCTCGCAAGGTCACCAAGCGTGTCGCCGAGGAAGATGACGAACCCCCAGTCAAGAAGAAGCGTGTGATTGAGGAAGATGAAGAAGAGGAAGAGCCCAAGAAGCGCCGTTCCTCCCTCAAGGACGATGAAGACGTCAAGGAATCCTCCAAGAAGTCCGGAGACGAAGATCTCCCGGAAGGTATGGACGTTGACTTCGGTGATGAGCGTATCGCCTACAAGAAGGCTCGTCTGCCTCGTCTGAAGCTCGACGGTGCCAAGGTGCTCCGGTTCGCGCTGATCCCTGGCTTCCGTGTGAAGGCTGCCAACACCCACTACGTGGATGGGCAGGGAACCTTCATCTGTCTCTCTGACGAGAAGAACCCCAACGCCCTGTGCTGCCAGAAGCTGAACGAGAATCAGAAGTCCCGTCAGAACCTGCGTGCCCTCGCCTTGGTGGTCCAGTACACCAACGCCAAGAAGGACGGCACTCTCCAGAAGGACCGTGACGGATCCGTGGACATCGAGTGGGAAGTGAAGTATCTCCGCATGAGCCGCAAGAACTACAACGACATCTTCGCTCTCAAGACCGAAGACGAGTCTGTGTATGACTTCGACATCTCCATGATGGAGAACGCTGAGACCAAGATCGGCTTCAAGTTCACCAAGATCTCCAACAAGGCATGGTGGCGTCAGGACCCTGAGCTGGAGGCCGAGATCCTGGCCGCCGCTGAAGAGTTCCGTGACGGCAAGGACCTCTCTCGCGGACTCGGTCGCAAGATCGACGAGCTGGAGTACAAGGCCATCATCCGCAAACAGGCGGCTGCTCCCCGTCAGGGTGAGGAAGAAGAGATTTAATCTGGATCTAGTTAGACGAGGACTCCTCAACAGGATCCTCGTCTTTCTTCTTGTTCCAAGGGATCTTTCCTTTGTGAGCCTGGGAGTATTTCTCATACCTGGCCTGGACATACTCCGGATCTTGCTCTCGGAGTCTTATGGTTTCAAGTCGCTTGGAAATTGCTTCTGGACTTTTAGGTTTCCCTTTCAGCTTGGCAGAGATGGTTTCTCCGAATCCATCAGGTTTAGGTTTCCCCTTCTTGGCTTGGGAGCATTTCTTTCTGTGTTCATCAGATTGTTTTCTACCTTTCAAAGTGGTTGAGATTCCTGTATGACCCTTCCGAGCATTCTCAATATGTTGGGGATCCAATTTCCTTCCCGACAAGGTCTGGGAGATCTTATCCTTCTGTTCTTGGGTCATGGTTTTCCCTTTATTGGGGGATATTCTTGGTCCAATCTCCTCTGCTTTGAGGATGTTGAATCCAAAGGCTCTGTCTCTGGTTTGAAACTTACTCATTAAATGGTTCTCCATTCGAGTGAGATCCTCTTTCTTACACAGTTCTATCAAACCGAATTCAAACTCAGATCTTCCATATTTGTTCCAAGAGTTTTGCATGGGTTGATTTGTGTGAATGCCTTGATGAAGCTCATTTAAATGCGAGGCCACTCTGGCACCCATATTGACCGATTGGCCAACATACATCTGCCCTGTAACCTTATTACGAAGGAAGTATATTCCGCATTTCATTCTGAGAGGCGCGGTTCTTTGAAAGGTCTCCATGACTGTATCTCCTAAAAAGCAACGTAGAGTTAAACCTTTGCCGGTGTTGACTTTACCGCAACATAGACCCAATGTGAAAGATTGGATCCTCTTGTCTACAGACCTGAGTCTGTCTAGATCAGGTGTGTGGGTTGGAACATTTATAAACGGGGAGCTCAAGGCCGAGTTCATAGGTTCGGTTAAATCGGAGTCTTCCGACCCACAATGGGTTAGATGTTATAGTTCTTCTTGGTTTCTCAAGGAGAAATTGAATAGCATTCTGCTGAACCCCCCTGAAAAAGATCTCGGATTATTGATTGTTTCTGAGGTTCCTACCCCAGGCAATGATTATTTAGGAGCCATTCATTCTATCGTAAATTCTTCTCTTCTCCCCTGGGCTGAGGAAAGTGAAAATTTCAAAGAAATTTGGAATCTTCGAATCAACGCTGCGACCATGCGAAATATCCTAGGATTGGTCCAAAAAGGAAGTGATAACAAGAAAGAAAACCAGGACCTCGCTTGGACTTTCTTTGATGAGAAAGAGTTTCCGGGTTTGGATACAGATGCTTGTGACGCTGCCCTGTTCGCTGTGATGGCATCATGGACTCTAAAACTGTTCTCTGGCGAGGAAGTTCCAGAGAACTTCAAGGCCCGTTTTCTAGACTCGACTCCGGTTACAAAAGGAAAAGGAAAGAATGCTTATGTTGTTCCGAGGGGAGTTCTTCTAAATGAAGAGTATTGGTCACAGCACGTTAAATCTCCCCGTCAGCTAACCATCAAAGACGCTCGAATACCTCCTCGCAAACGACTCGAGAAAGTATCCTTCACTATCTAATCAAGGACGACAATGGCACCAAGACTGAAAGCTAAAGAATTCACCGGAACTGACGTCAAATCTCGGTTCCTGGAGGCCCTGAATCAGGTCCCCTCCGAGGACTACCAGGTCCTCAAGAAGGGTGTGGTGGAGCAGTTCACCCCATCTGGTTCCATTGTGTGGGATGAGGTTCTCCGTCTCAAGGGCATTCCCCACCGTGGCCGGGTGATCACCATTCACGGTAAAGAGCACGGTGGTAAGTCCACTCTGGCCTATGGACTCATTGCTTCCCATCAACGGCATACCGGCGAACCCGCCGTGATCTTCGACTTCGAGAACACCTGCTCCCTTGAATACCTTGAGGGAATCGGTGTGGATACCTCTGAGGATATGATCACCGTGCGTCAGCCTGGATCCATTGACCGTTGCGTCAAGGAAGCCCTGATCTTCATGAAGGCCGGTGTACGTCTGTTCGTGTTTGACTCCGTGCCTCGTATGAAGAATTCCTTCGAAGAGAAGGAGATCATGGACGGCACTGCGTTCAAGGCTTCAATCGGCCGACACGCCAAGGACATCTCAAGCTTCTTCGATGCGATCCTTCCCTACGCCGCCAAGTATGATGCTTGCCTGATCATGGTCAACCAGATCCGTGCTCGTATCGATGCTTCTCAGGAAGCTGCGATGGCTCAGAAGTACCCCTCAATGACCAACCTCCCCTACGTGCTCCCTGGTGGCAACCAGATCCGCTACGTCCCTTCAATCACCTTGGAGGTCAATGTGGCCAAGGCCTTCCGGGCTGGTGGTGCGGACGATGAGTTCCTGTTCGAAGGAACCGATGACGACAAGGGCGATTTCATCGTCAACAAGGTCAAGGTCCGGGTGCTCAAGAACAAGTCCACCGCTGGTGGTTACCGTGAGGGTGTGCTATGGATTCGTCCTGGTCGGGGTGTGGACGACTTCATCTCCGTCCGTGAACTGGCTCGTCACTACGACCTGATCAAGAACTCAGGTAAGAAGTGGATCGTGGGAGATGCAGAGAACCCCATCGCTACCTACGAGAACAAGGCCCAGGCCATCCGTGAGTTGGTGGAAGAGCCGGATGCTACAGTGCTCAACAAGCTCCGTGAGATGGTGGCTCTAGCCATCCGCGCTGACAAGCAGGGCTTCACCACTTCCCTGACTGCTCAGGACCGTTACGTCTCTGGTGACACCGACGAAATGCCGGATTTCCCCAAGCTTGAGAAGTTCAATCTTAACGACGATGACGTATCCTTGTAAGGAGACATACCCAATGGACTGCACTTCAATTACCGTATCCTCATCCCGTGACGATGGTTCAAATGCCACCATGGCCGCCACCCTTCCCAGCGCGGATCTCACCTGGGTGGAACTCACCGATCAGTTCTTCACCCTCCTGGGTGGCTTCGGCTACATCCTCCCGGACACGGAGAAGCTCCTCGACGCGATCGAAGAGGTTTCCAATGAAGAGTTCAAGGGGAACTTTGTCGGGAGAAGCTAAGGATGAAACTCACAGGACGTAACTTTCAGTCCTGGGACAAATTTGAGGTCAACATAGAGGGTCTCGCTGCTTTGGTGGGACCCTCTGACCTTGGTAAGAGTGCTGTATACCGTGCTCTCAAGGCGGTGACCAGGAATGAGTTCCCGGATGGGTTCATCAAGAATGGAACCAATGAGTCTGTAGTGACTCTCCAGGAGGACTTACTTGAAGCTACCATTTCTAGAACGTCTAAAGGCGCTCCGACATACCTGGTTAACGGAAATGACTACAAGAAACTCTCGGGTTCTGTGCCTGAAGATATCACTAGCCTTGGTTTCGGTTCCATTGTTCTTGGTGATCTTGAACTGGATCCTATCTTCGCTGGTCAGTTTGATCCTCAGTTTGGGATAACCCTCAAACCCACACAACTTAACCAACTCCTAGGGGCCTTCGCGTCCACGGAGAAACTTGAGTCTGGGAAGAAAGAAGTCAACCGCCGTATCACCGAGACCAACAGCGAAAGCAAGGTCATCGGCGGGGAACTCAAGGAGATTGCCAGAGATATCAAGGACATAAAGGAGTTCTTTGAGCGTGATGCTGTAGCTCTAATTGCTACTCTTGAGCAGCTTGAGAACAAGATTCTCCTAAAAGGTGAACACTCCGATCAACTTGATCAGCTGATTGAGAATATCCAGGAGAGTCATGGGATTCAGAAGGTCCTAGATGGGATCAAGATCCCCACGTTCATTCGGCTGGCTGAGATCCGTGAGCTGCTTTACAATCTAGAAGAGCTCAACGAGACCGCCAGGACTCTCAATACCTTGGAAGATGCTCTGGAAGGGATCATTCCTCCTGAGATTCACGTGGACCCCTCAGTCCTTCGGGCCTTAGATGGGCTCCTTGGAGTCCGGGAACGACTGTCTAAACTCCCAGATCTCCCGGAGTATAAGGTCCCTGACCCCACTCTATTCCTAGCTCTTGAGGAATACAGTAACCTGAGGGGAGAAATAATCAAGTATTCGCATGAAATCGATGGGTTAGATTCTGACATCATCGATGTTGGTGCTCAGTTAGACCGTGCTAAAGCTGAGTTGAATGCCATGACGGTTATTGAATGCCCAGAATGTGGCCATAAGTGGAGAGAAAATGGAGATTGAAGATCGCATTAAAGCTTTGGAGAAGAGGTCGAAGAAGCTCTCTGATGAGCGGACCAAGTTGGACCGTGAGAAGGCTGTCCTGGACTCCCAGTATGACACTCTGGTCAAGACCCTGAAGTCCCTTGGGGTTGACGTTGAGGAGCTGTCCGGGGCTGAGCTGAAGACCCTGCGTAATGATACCAAGGAAGAATTGGAATCTACGCTGGAGACCCTTGAGTCCGAGATGGAACACGGCGAGGCTCTTCTAGAAGCATTCAGGAGCAAGTAGTGAGAATCGATTCAGAAGGATTGTTCTTCACGTATATGACAGACATGCATCTGTCGGCCATCCCTCCAGGTCGTCGTACCGGGGATTACCGTGGAGCCATTCTGAAGAAGATCGAGACCATCCAGGAGTGGACCAATCGACTCAACGGGGTTTGTCTCTGTGGCGGGGATGTGTTCCATATCAAGAAGCCCATGAGCAAGGCCAATCCCAAAGGATTGATCACCGAGGTCATCGATCTATTCGGGGGCTTCAACACCGGTAAGGTTTGGGGTGTAGTGGGCAACCATGACATCGAGTTCGACCGTCACGACACATTGAACAACCAACCCCTTGGTGTGCTCTGTCACGCCGGAGTCTATGAACCTATCCGCGCCTCTGAGTTCTTCACCGACCGTGATGGTCTGGTGGTTGAGGTTGTAGGGTTCGACTATGCTGATGACATGACCATGCTGGATGAGATCCTAGCCTATCCTCCTCGCTCTGAGGGGGTGGATTACCGGATCGGCATTGCCCATGCCATGGCTAGACCCGGTGGAGCCCAGAACATGTTTGGTTCCCCGATCATCGGCTACGACCTCCTGGAGGATATTGACTTTGATGTCTTCCTTTGGGGTCATGACCATTCCAGGGTAGAGCCGACTGAAGTTGGAATATGCACCCATTTTCACCCAGGGAGCCTCGCTCGTGCCGCTCTGGCCCAGGACGAGGTTGAGCGCCCAATCATGGCTTTAGGGCTCAAATTTGACAAAGCGGGATGGGGTTTCAAGGAGCGTGAGCTCACCGTGGAACCTCTTGAGATCGCTTTCCGAACCGGAGACAAGAAGGTCCTGGAGGCCAACAAGGGAACCGAGTATAAGGCGTTCATCTCCCAGGTGACTACGGACATCGGAGAGATCAATGTGTCCGATCCGATTGAGATCATCAAGGAACTTTGTGGCGATGACCAAGAGCTTGTTGACTTAATCATGCAAGTATGTGACATGGGAGTTTAGAATGCAGCCAGAAGTAGCTGAGATCATTGCCATGAAGGCAGATACCATTTGGAACTCTCAGGAAGCAATGGGAAATTTCTTCAAGGAGAAGTTCAATTATATTGAACATCAGGGCCACGAGCGAACCCTGGTTAACCGCTTGATTCGTTCAAGCTGGGAGGAGGTTCAGGCAGAGAACCCTTTCAAGATCTCCATGACCAAGGAAGATCTTCTGCAGATCATTCTCCAATTGGCGGAGCTACTTGACGCAAACATCTGGAGCCAGATCTACCTCAATTGTGAACTCTGGACCACTCCGCTATACGATCTAGCCGCAGCGATCCAGCGTATGGATCTCCTCCAGGTGAAGTTTGCCAGGGCCGATGAGTCTCCCTGGATGCTCAAGGCAAAGATGCGCGAGGACGAGCCTGAGAATCTAGAATGGAATGAAGCCCTGGCGCTGTTGAAGTCTGCCAAGGCCGTGAGAGCCATTGGTGTAACCTCGTATAGGCTTTACCCTTATGGGTCTACTCCGGCGTTTACGGACACTTGTGGTATCTCGAACATCAATAGTAAGTTCTGGGATCCGTATATTCTACATCCAAAGGGAAACAGGCGTATAGAGTATTACGAGGGCATGGATCCAGTCAACATCAATACCACCCAGGCTGGAATTGAAGTTGAAGGTTTTGGTGGGGTATTTGTATCTAAGAGCGGAGACATCGGAGGCATCGCCCGCACGTTAACCATCCGAGAGTTTATGCGAGATCGGTTCGTCGAGGCTCAAGGGAAGATTCAACTCATTCCCCGTTGGAGTGGATGCACCATAATTGATTAACCTGCTGCCCTTGACTGCCTAGTTCCCTTTTAGGAACATGGTGGTAAATGGATACTAGATCAGTCAACAACTATATAATCATTGAGTCGTCCCATCTGTTTAGGGCTGGAGAGAAATTCGGAACCCAGTTCTTCGTGGTTGACATCGCTTCGTATCTGTCCCGTGAGGTATACCACTTCGAAGGTCCCAGTCAGACCATCGTGCTATTTGGTTCTACCAAAGAAGATCAGGCGCTACGCTACATCCGTTCTCTGACCAAGAATGGTATTGAAGTGATTAGAATGAATCCTGTGGATTCAAGAGTCGAAGAAGGTAAGAAGTTTTACAAGCCCACCTTATACTTACATCGTATCTTTCACGAGATCCCTGCCGGATCTAGGGTGGTTCTCATTGGCTTCCACAATCATCGCTACTCAGAGATCCTAGAGAAATACGGGGCCTCCCATGAGGTCCATGTCGCTGCCTTCACCACCAGAACCTCCAAAGGGGAGTGGATGCACATCCCGGAGAATTGGAGTGAAATGGCGGCTTCCTGCAAAGAATTAGATTCATACGTTGAGTATTTCAAAGAGGAATACCATCTGTTGAAGAAGGGTAACTGATATGCGTTTTGTCGGGATTGCCAAGGAAGACCTGGAGGGACTCCATAAGGCTATGGAGATCTTCGGAGAGGTCTATGACCATGATGATTTCCATCCTGTGCTGTATGTGCTCATCAACCAAGGTGCAGTGCTTGACCTGGCCGGTGAAGCCATCCATGAGGCTGGGGATTATGACAACGACGAGGGTCAGGCTCAAGAGAGTCCTAAGCCTTCTATGATCGCCGTGGCAGTTCCAATGAGCTCTGATCAGCTCTACTACATCGTAGGCTCAGGTCTCTACATCGGAGATGCTCAGGAAGAGTTTGCGTATTCTTCCGGGGAAGAAGGCGCTCGCACTTGCAACTTCTCCTACGCCGGTGGAAGAGAAAAACTCTCTCTGAATCAGATCGTAGCCCTGGCTGTCTCTGATGATGATACCTATCTGGATGAGTTCCTGCTCTCCCATGGCCCAAGTGAGCCCGTAGAGAACACGGAGAACAAACCCGTAGAGCGCACTGAAGAAGTCACTGCCCCTGCCAAAGCTGAATTCAAAGCCGATCCGGGTGAGCCAGCTGTTCCAACTCCGGGTGTGCAGAGCAAACTCAAGGCGGCTGGATCCAGCAAGGGCATCGACAAAGTGCTCATCGCCGGTAAGCCCGTCAAGGATCTGAAGGTCACCGAGATCATCGAGGTCAGTGACTTCGTAATGGATCACCCCAACGGAGCCTACCTCCACGCAGAGACAGCCAGTGGTGAGTGGTTGTTCTTCTCCACCGATCCCAACGAGGGTAAGGCTGCTGCCGGACGCATGTTGATGTTCCGGGAAGACCTGGATGCCCCTCCACCAGTTAATGTCCTGTCTGGTAAGGACGTTGAGGCGCTGTTGGAGACCTTGGCGGACGACGAACTGGAGGCCTAATGATGTGGCGAATCAAACAGCTAGGTGGAGCGTTACTCTTCGTAGGCATGTGTATTGCTGCCATCCCCTACAAGTGGGTCACTGGAAAAGACTTGATCGATTTCAGTAAATAACGAACGAGTAGCCTAAGCTATTGATTGAAGGAATCACATGTACGAGTCCATTATGCCTTTTTACAGAGGCGTAGATCTTCAGGTGGGTGTGCTAGTTCAATATCAGCAGCCACATCGGAAGTTCCACACCCTGGAGCACCTGCACTACATGTTCGAGCGCATGAATGAATTCATGGCTCAGAACCGCTGGTTCGAGGATCTCAAGATTGATCGCGATCTGATGGCCTATGGGATCATCTTCCACGATTGGGTCTACACCCCTGGGGCCAAGGACAATGAAGAGCGCAGTGCTGACCATGCTATGCTCTGGATGAAGGCCCATGAGTTGGGTTGGAATGGCCCAATTGAGGACATGATTATGTCCACCAAGGAGCATCTCCCGGTTCCTATGACTGGGATCGTGAATACTCACTCAGGATTGTTGATGGATTTGGATCTTTCTCATCTAGGCGATCCTAATTGGGAGGGGTATACCACTCGTGCCCGTCAAGTAGCTCAGGAATTCGTCCCTATTTGTGGTGTTACGGCCTTCCATGAGGGCCGTAAAGCATGGATTAAGTCCATGTTAGAGCTGGAAACCCTGTATAGCACTCGCTATTTCAAGGCTTTATACGACAAACAGGCCAAGGAAAACCTCCAAAAAGAGCTAAATTGGCTGGATAAGACCTCAATTGACACGTTTTCTTAGGGGATAAAATGAAGCGTTATGAGCTTAAATTCAATAACGGCAACGTAGATTTGTTCGAAGTCAATGGTGGCCGGTGGGTAAAATACGCAGATCTCAATAAACCGGAGCTAGATCTCCGAGAATTCCAGAATAAAGCTGCAGAACATGTCACCAATCACGAGGGTGTGTTGCAGTGCTTCACCCTAGGGTTGGGAGAAGAGGCCGGAGAAGTGGTCAAAGAAGTCACCAAACTCTGGCGTTACATGGACAAGACGGATCCCGCTGATCTCAACGAAGAGGAGAAGGATCACATCATGGAGGAGATGGGTGATGTGCTCTGGTATCTCGCCATGATTTCTGAGCTCCTCGGGCGTGATGTTTCTGATCTCCCCAAGCACAACTTGGACAAGCTCGAATACCGTCGCACCATAAAGAGCTACAGCAAATGGTTCCTCAAGGGACTGCCGGATGCGGATCCTGAATACTCTGAACCCTACTGGGAGATGATCCGCAAGGTGCGTCACTACAAGAGGGGCACTCCTGGGATGGTCTATCACAGCCTGTTCCCAAACCATCCAGCGTTCTGTGGTGACAACACAATCAATGGCATCTGGGTCAAGCCGGTGGATGCGTTCATCCTGCAGAACCTTCTCTCCAGGGCCTTGATGACCTCCGAGAAATGGTATGACTATCAAATGGCTGAGATAATGAAACCTCGTAACCTAGAGGAATCAGAACCAGAAGCTGAAGCTGAATATGATAGTGGGAGAGATCTATGAGCATTGATATCTATGGCGGGGGTATGGCTGGCTTGATTGCTGCCCATGTGCTCCGCAAGCATCGTCCAGTCATCCACGAGGCTCAACCCTCTCTGCCACATAACCATGAGGCTCTGCTGCGATTCCGGGATGAACAGATCTCAGAGATCACAGGGATCCCGTTCAAGAAGGTGAAGGTCCTGAAGGGGATTCACTACGAGGGAGAGATCATCACACAGCCGACTCTGCGGTTGGGGAATATGTATTCCCTGAAGACCAACGGAACTGTGCGTGGTCGGAGCATCATGAACCTAGACACCACCGACCGTTGGATCGCCCCAAAGGATTTCGTGGCTCGTCTCTCCGAGGGGGTGGAGATCATCTATAACTCCCCCTTGACTGCAGACGATCTGATCATCGCTCAAGGAGCTATGTGTCCTGCCGTGAGCACCATCCCTATGCCGGTGATGATGAAGATGGTGGGCTGGCCGGAGCCACCGCAGTTCAACTACAAGAGCATCTGGGCCGTGACGGTGCAGCTGCTTGAGCCGGAGGTTGACGTCTATCAGACCCTCTACTACCCTGGGGACGAATCCTTCTATCGCTGCTCAATAACGGGCAACCAGTTGATCATTGAGTTCCAGACCGAGCCTCGTCCTCGTATGGATGACTTCAGTTCCGGTTTGGATATGGTTGGCTTGGGTTGGCTGGCCCGGACTGCCATGTGCGTCTTGGATAACTTCGGTATCGAGCACGCCGTGATCGGAGACATCAAGATGAAGGAGCAACGGTTCGGTAAGCTGGTCCCCATTGACGAGACTGCTCGCAGAGGGTTCATCATGGCCCTGAGTGAACTCTATAGCATCTATTCCTTGGGCCGCTTTGCCACCTGGAAGCCCAACCTGCTCATGCATGATGTAGTTGAGGACGCTGGCATCGTCGCCGGGTTCATTGACCATAAGGACCAATATGGCCGTCAGCTGGCCATGCTCAAGAATAGGGATCGGCTATGATTCTCCAGAACCTCAAGAGCTACTTCAAGACCCTGCTGTCCACAGACACCCTGACCGCCCTGCGGCACAAGCAGATTTGGAACAGAGAAGTCTGGACCGAGGAGCTTATCAATTTGGCTCGAATTGAAGCCATTGTCCTGGGTCTGAGTCTCCACTGGATTCCCGGTGTGTGTCTGATCTTCGGATATGCCTTCTGGATCTGCTGGCAGATCTGGCTCATGCAGAAGGTCTACGACTACTCATAGCTTCTGTGGTTGGGCCTTGAAGCAAGCTACAACATTACCCGGTGTGGGGCTCAAGGGCATTCCTTTGAGTCCTGCTTGCGTAAAGATGTAAGAGGCATATTGAGCACATTGCATATGATGTCCCAACAGCTTTTCTCCCCATGCGGCTTGCCAATCGTTGATCCAAGAATACGGGGTGTCAAACAGATCAGTGGCCATCTCATGTAGCCTTGGAGTCCAAGACAGCCCGGTGGGAATCCAGTAAGCATCTTGTAGGTCCTGGGACAGCGGACGACAACGCACCCCATAGCCCGGATAGGATTCCACGATCATCAGTGTGTCTCGCCACCAACACGCTACTCCCACATGGGTCCATGGGCTCTTGGTCCACCAACGGATCAGCCAGTCTCCCAATCCCTTTCGGCATTGGAAGGCAATTAGATCACCATCTTGGATCTCTGGAAACATATCTCTATCGTTCATAATGGCTTCCTAGTGGCCTCAGCATTGGCCTTGACAGCAGCGAACTTGCTTGGATCATTCAACACCGTCTGGGCATCCCCCAGGACATTAGGATTGTAGTGATGGAAATCACCACCATGACCGATGACCAGATGACACTCCTTGGTTCCCATGCATAGAGTGATTAGATTGGTTTGATCCAATTCAAGCTGGGGATCAAGGTGAAATGGCAACATATGATGCACCTGCAGCAGAGTGGTTCCCCCACAGGCAGCACAATAAGGTTGAGCCTTCAAATGATGCTTCCTAGCTGTAGGCCACCCAGAGCTACGGGTGACAACCTTGCTGCCCTCTCTGAGCACAGAGCAAGCAATACGCAGTAACTTTAGTAACATCTGATGTCCTTAACCTCGGATATGCTCCAACCCTTTAACAAAATAGGAGAAGAAAGCCCATGAGACCCAACAACATCCGTATCCGCAATCTCATTGTTGCCAACTGTATTCCCATGTTGAACATCCCCCCAGACCTTTGGGGCCTTCGCCACAAGGAGGACCGGACGCACCTGGAGGCCCTAGCACAGGGCCGAGGGATCCGCAGCACCAAGGGACTGGTCCGTTTGGCCAAGGAACTGCGTAGAGTCCGGTCGGCCATCAAGGGTTAACCATGAACACAGCTGAAACCCTCTCCACACATATCCCTTGGCTGGACGTTGCCCCCTCGATCCGGGAGAAGATGGGGTCAGGCCCTTGTGGCCGAGAGAACCTGGAGGTCTTGGATGCCCTGCAGCAGCGTATCCATAGCCTAGAACAGGCTCAGCCAGATGCAGCAGGACGGGAATTCCTGAGCCTAAAGGAGGAATTCCTGGATCTCTATGCGGCCATGGAGCTGATTCGCCGGAACGCTGAAGCCGAAGGACGGTTCCCTCCGGAAGGCCCAGTAAAGAAGGCCCATGACGCTCTGCGCCACGGCCTTCAGCTATTGAACGAGGCAGTATCCCTAGAGAAGGAGAATCCATGACTGAATTCAAACACCCTAAAGTCACCCTGATCAACCACACCCCCTTCGCTATCGACATGCTCTTGCTGGCGAAGATGACCCGGCTGTCCATGAGCCCCTCGATGTTCGACGAGATCAAGGCCTGGAGTCCTGAGAAGAAGGCCACCGAGCTCAAATACTCCCTCGGGACCATCCGGAGTGCCTGGGAGCACGTGAACTTCTCCTTCTTGATCCAGGACGTATCCAGATCGCTGATGGCTCAGGCCACCCGCACAAGGACCTGTAGCTTCTCCGTGCAGAGCCAGCGCACCGTGGTGATCTCAGATATGCAGTATTGCCTGCCTCTGGAATGGGAAGACCACCAGGAGCAGTATAGTGAGCAGATCGCCTTCTACGAAGACCTGCTCAAGAGTGAATACGAGGGCTACTTCAAGCTCATCGAGATGGGTGTTCCCACTCAGGATGCCCGTCAGACCCTACCGCACGCCAACTGCACCAACCTGCTCATGACCATCAACCTGCGCAGCCTCAGTGAGTTCCTGTCCCATCGCCTGTGCTGCAGAGCCCAGAGGGAGATTCAGCTCATGGCCCGTAGCATGCGCAATGCCGTCCTGGAGATCTTCCCTGAATTCGAGACCGTACTCCGTGTTGAGTGTGCTCAGAAAGGGATCTGCTCCTTCGAGAACTACCACGATTGCCCGGTCAAGCAAGCTGGGGTCTATGATCCTAATCAAGGTATGGGATTCAACGGCTTCGAAAAAACCGCTGACCCCAAGAAACCCCTGCAATTCTACCGCACCGATCCCCTGACCAAGGATCAGATCCAAGAGGTTTGGGAGCACACGACCCACGAGGCCATCCCCGAGATGCAGAGGAAGTAGCATGACCATTGACTATAGGGTAGGGGATGTCCGAGAGCAACTGGCATTGATTCCCCAGGGGTCCATCCAGACCACAGTCACATCCCCACCCTATAACATTGGGGTCAAGTATGACGTCTGGGACGACAACCTAAGAGATGAAGAATATAGGATGTTCCTGTGGGATGTAGCTAAGGGGTTATTGAGAGCCACAAGCGATTACGGGAGTCTCTTCCTACAGGTGGGTTCCAAACCATCTCAGCCCATGCGAGTCTATGAGCTGCTTGGAAATTTCCTTCATGCTGGCTGGCAAGTGCAGAATGACATCATATGGGTCAAGAGCATCAGCATTGGTGAGGACACACAGGGTCACTTCAAGACCGTGAACTCTCCCAGCTACCTCAACTCCACCCACGAGCATATCTTCCACCTGACCAAGAACAAAGTGGACCTGGATCGTGTGGCCATCGGGGTTCCCTATAAGGACAAGAGCAACATCGCTCGGTTCAAGGGAATCAAGGCCGACAAGCGGTGCCGGGGCAATGTGTGGTTCATCCCCTACCCTACCACTCACGGGCCTAAGGAGCATCCTGCTTCATTCCCCTTAGAGCTTCCCCTGTGGTGTCTACAATTGGCAGCCAACAAGGGTATGGTCTTGGACCCGTTTGCCGGCTCTGGTACAACCTTGCTCGCAGCGCGGATGCTTGGTCTGGATGCAATTGAGATTGATGTGTCAGCAGGTTACAAGGCCTTATGGGAGAACAAGTGAACGCGAATCGTGTGCATTTCTTCAACCTAGATGTGATGGTGGACTTCGATGAATTCCCGCCCAAGATCTATGCGCAGGTCATTGCCCCCGTATACACCATGGGAGGAAATCTCTACATCGGGGAATTCGGGGAGATCAAAGGATTCCAGATCTGCAATCAGGAGATTGAGGTTCTGATTGAAGTGGAAGAGCCCAGCTACAAGCAGGTCTGGGCCAAGCCAGTGTCTCTGGTGGTTCTCCAAAATGAGTATCCTGAGTGGCAGAACTTCTATTGGTGATATGATGCATTGGATTATTCAGGACAACGTGTTCAGCGAAGCCGGTCATCAAGCCCTCTTGGAGGCTTTGGACCGGGGTGGGATCCCCTACACGCTGGTCAAGTTTCTTCCTCACACGCACAAGCTGGTTCCCTACGATCTTGACTTCTCGCTCTATGACAACGTGGACGAAATGCCAGAGATCACCGGACCAGTAGTTTGCATGCATCCCTCGCAGACGCTGATGGAAGAATCTCCCAAGGTGTATACGATGGTCTGTGGGGCTACCCTGATGAACATCGTAGCCAAGGAATGGGGATGGGTTCCGGGGACATTCCTGAACGACAACTTCCATTATTCCAGATGGGTGGAGGGTTGGGGTCACAATCTCCTTAACGCCGTAGCTGTCGTGGGCCCATTGGGAACGCTGCAGATCCCCTTTGTGGACAAGGTGTTCATTCGTCCTTGTGAGGACACTAAGGCCTTTACAGGTCTAGTCCTGGACAGGGATGAGTTCGAGGATTGGAGATCTACTCTGCTCTCTCAGGGTCGGGATCCCAGATGGTTGAGCCCAGCTACGGAAGTGATGGCTTCTCCTTGGCAGGAGATCCTTGCGGAGTATCGGTTCTTCGTCGTAGACAAGCGTATTGTCACCCAGAGCATGTACAAGCTAGGACTTCGGGTGGTCTATGACGAATACGTTCCCCCGTATGTGGCTGAGTTTGCTCAGAAGATGATCGACCAATGGCAACCCGCCCGAGGGTTCGTGATTGACATCGCTGAGACCCATGAAGGCCCCAGGGTGATCGAGGTCAACAACCTGAATTCCTCAGGATTCTACGCCTGTAACGTGGGTAAGATCGTTGAGGCTATCGAAAGCATGGAGTTCTAGATGATCTTTCTTCTGTTTGACTTCATAAAACGCTGTGGATTGGGGATCTTCCGGGGAATATTCCGGTGGCTATTCGTAAAACCCCTGCCAAAACCCAAGCCAGAGTTAGATATCTCTGAGAAGAATCTCCGTAGACACCCCAATTATGAGGTCTTTGAGCGGCATATGCCCCATCTACTTCACACCCTAGAGGGTCGAGAACGGATCGCAGCCGCTCTAGGTCTCACCCTCAAGACCAGAGGCAGCAGAATGAAGATGGCATAGACGTAAAAGGCCCCAAGGAGGGGGCCTAATTGGTCGTTTAAGCGTCGATTATGCGTTGACGAGGCGGATGGTCCAGAAGTCCTGGGCCAGGTCAGGGTTGGTCAAGTAAGCATAGGGGATGGTGAAGTAGCCCTTTTGACCCCAATCGGGTCCCCAGGAGTTGCGAACCCGGAAGGTCTGGGAGGCATCGTCATACCCAACGCACAGAACAGCATGGCCGCCCACAGGCTGAGTGGTGAGATCCGGCATGGGGCACACACCGGTCTTAGCGACTTCCTCAGATTCGAAGGCCGGGTAGACGGTGAAGCCGAATACGAACGGATAGCCAGCAGCGAGACAGGTCTTGAGCTCAGAGAGCTTGGTGCCATCTAAGCGCATATACTGGGTGGCCTTATGGGCTTCAGCGAACTGGATCGCTGCCGTAGTGGGCTTGATCGCGAACTCAGTGGGGTTGTAGGGCCACAGGGTCTCTTCGGGCACACCATTGGTAGCAATGACTTTGATACCATCACGGATCTGCGCACCAGCATCCTCATTGACGGTCCCTTCCATGAGCCGTTCGAAGTAGTAGATGAACAGCCGAGAGGGAACCCAGTTGGCGAGTTTCTGCTTCATACGCTCGAACTGGAATCCTGCAGCGATGGAGTTGCCGGTGCAAGAGCCCAACTCACCCTGGTCATACACTGGAGGCATCTGTGCAGTGAGGTCTACGTGAGTAACCAGCTTGCTGGCATCCTCAGGAGCTTCAACGCCCATACGATGGATTGCATATTTCAAATCTCGGTGGTCAGGCTTGTCAGGATGCCAACCATAATTTCCAGTCATATCAGTATCTCCCCATGTGAGTCCTACCTTTCTTCCAGGAAATCGCTATCCTAGTTTGGAGACCTATTCATGGGCATTATTATATGTGATCTAGATGGAACCCTCTGTGATGCTCAGCACCGAGAGCACTTCGCCAAGAGCAAGCAATGGGATGAGTTCAACTCCAATTGTATTCATGATCCAATCTACCCTGGGGTGGAAGCCCTACTCCGTGGGATGATGGAAACCGAACATCTAGTGCTCTACGTCACTGGTCGTGATGAGCAGTGGCGACCCCAGACCGAAGAGTGGCTCACTAAGCATGAATTGTTCTTTGGGAGCGAAGCTCTGCTCATGAGACCAAAAAAAGATTTTCGATCCGACACGATCGTAAAATGGGAAGCCTTCCTGCTAGCCATGGAGCGTTTCCACTTCAAACCCGAAGACGTTCTATTCGTGTTAGAAGACCGCGACAAGATGGTCGCCATGTGGCGCGGTGCCGGACTGGCATGTTACCAAGTTCAACCAGGAGCATATTGATATGTTAAACAAGATCAAGAACGATCTCAAGCTGGCCATGATGGACCAGAACAAACCCCTGATGACCGTCCTGCGTATGGCGATCACCCAGCTGGGTAATGAGGCCATCGCTAAAGGCAATGGATATACCCTGACTGACGACGAATCCCAAGTGGTCCTCAAGCGCATGGTCAAGCAACGTCAGGACTCCATCGAGCAGTTCACCCGAGGTGGAGCTTTGGACAAGAGCGCCTTGGAAGCCGCCGAAATCAAGGTCCTGGAGACCTACTTACCGAAGATGTTATCCGAGCACGAGCTCCAGGCCGCAGTTGATGCAGCCATCGAGCGCACAGGCGCAGAGACCAAGAAAGACATGGGCGCGGTGATGCGCGTCTTGAAGTTCGGCTACGGCAACAGCTTCGATGCTGCCTTGGCCTCCAAGCTGATCTCCAAGGTGCTCCTGTGATGGATCCCATGGTCACGGACTACAACCCCGCTTGGGTCGTAGAACGCATCCAGAGGATCCTTGGCCAGATGATCCCCTTGGCGACTGTTGTGGTGGACTATGAGGTTGAGGATGAGCGCTACCTCAACCTCTACATCCGCGTTACCGCAATTGGCGGTCGAAGCCTAGCATGTAATCCCATATACCCTATGGACACCTTACCCCGTGAAGAGACCATGGTCAAACAGGCCGTTGGGGACTTCATCTACTATTGGACGGAACCCTAGATGTTAGAATTTCAAGCATGGAAAGCCGAAGCACTCCTCAAGGGCCAGGTGGGGTTCAACGATGATTTCGTTAAATGGTATGGCCAGTATTGCGTGAAGGAACCCGAATCCATGAATCCTATGGATGCTATCTACCTAGTGGTGGATACCGAGACCACAGGGTTGAAGATCTCAGAGGGGCATAAGGTGTGTCAGTTGGCCGGGGTATGGATGCACCAAGGGAGAATCATTGATACCTATGAGACCCTAGTGGATCCGGGTAGACATATCCCCAGCGATGCCTCAGCGATTCATCACATCACCGACGCCCATGTCGCGGGGGCACCCCGGTTCATGGATGCTTTTGCGTCTATGCTAGCTCATCGGCCTATGGATGCCTTCGCGGCCCATAACGCTGCCTTCGACTTCATGTTCCTACCCTCCATGGATCGTCCAGTGTTGTGCACCCTGAGATTGGCAAAGCACCTGTGGGTCTCGGAGCATTACACCAATCAATTCCTGCGCTATGATCTACCCCTGGAGGTCCCTGAGGCCGAAGGGATGCCAGCCCATAGTGCCCTGCCAGACGCCCTAGTGACCACCAAGCTACTGATCCGTGAGCTACAGGAGCTTGAGAACGAGGGAGTGTTCAAGGGTAAGCTGTCGACGCTAGAGGCGTTGCAGCTATGGGCCGACCGGCCCATCCTGCTCCGTACCTGTCAGTTCGGCAAGCACAAAGGACAACCCTGGTCGGAGGTCCCCCGTGGGTATCTGGGCTGGGCGCTGGACAACATGAAGGATCTGGACTCTGACACCCTGCATACGCTCCGGCATTACTATAAGGCAAATGCATGAGTGACCTTGATGTCCTAGTAGAGATGCTCAACCGGGCTAGGGTGGATTACACTGGTGGACCAAAGAGCGGCCCTGGAGTTTGGAAATCGAGATTCGGTTTCCAAAATTTAATTTTGGCCCTCTAGGTGGCCAATTTTAAATTTGGGTTTTGAATTAATTTTTAGGACGTTCACCAACCGCCCTTTACCCATAACCCCACTAATCATACTGTGGGGACTATAAGGAGGATATATTAACATTAAGAAAATATTTCTTGACATGGACGGAGTGCTCGCTGACTTCGATCGGATGGTTGCCGAGGTAGGTCAGGTAGACCCTCGTGCGCTCCAGGACTCAACCCTGTGGGAGGCCGTGCTCAGTTTCCCCCACTGGTTCTCCCTACTGGAACCTATGCCTGAGGCCTATGAGCTCATGAGCTATGTATGTTCGCTCAATGTCCCTGTGGCTATCCTAACAGCGTTGCCCCGTCGTCGGCACATACCCTATGCTGAGGAGGACAAGCGTCAATGGATCACCGACCACTGGGGGCCTATGGAGTTCCATGTGGGCCCATACGCAGTAGACAAGCAAGCCTATGCACAGCCGGGTTATGTTCTCATCGATGACTCTAGGTTGAACATACCTCAGTGGCGAGCACAAGGGGGTTACGGAATCCTATACGAGAACCTTCTCCAGACTAAGTTAGAGTTGGAGAAGATCCTACATGCATCCCCTGTTGAAGAGAAGTAAGCTACCTGAACATATCAAGGACAACATCGAACACTATGGCTACACAGTAGTCGATGAGGCTGAGGTTGGTGGGTATGATCTCGTGCTCACTCACTTCCCGTTGTTGAACTGCTATCATCTAGCCCTACAGGCCATGGGTCAGGACTTCTCCTCACCAGAGCAGCAGATGACTAAGATCCCCGGTGCGATCAAGGGTAACATGCTCGATGCGATCCCTGTGATTGATCGATGGGTCAAGCAGTATGGTGAGCTATGGGTAGGCGGGAACAACCCCAGCAAGATGCCTGTGTATCGTAAGATCCTAGAGCGACTGGGCTACCCGTTGGAGGACATGGACTGCTTGGGTTTGAAGCTCCTTGTGATCTCTAAGCCTAGCAATAGGGTTCATCAGTCTGACCTGTTGAAGCGTAAGTCCAAGTAGTCTAGGACTGTGCTAGTCATAGACTAGGGTTGCCGCTGTAGCTCAGGGGTAGAGCGCCTGCCTTGTAAGCAGATGGTCGGGGGTTCGATTCCCTCTAGCGGCTCCATTAGCTTTGCTTACGCAAAGTCATCCATAGGTGTTATATGAAAACGAGATCAGGTTTCGTCTCCAATAGCTCCTCAAGCTCATTCGTCATATCCAAGGACGCATTGGCCCCATGGCAGAAAGAGGCCATCCGGACTCACTATGAGGATCCAGGTTGTGACCCAGAGTGGGCATGGGACATCTCGGAGACCGCCGACACCATCTGTGGTTGCACCTTCATGGGCAACTTCAACATGCGAGAGTACCTTAAAGGAAAACTCTTGATCCCAGACCGGGACATCCAATGGAGAGACTAATATGAAAATCAGGAATGGCTTTGTCAGCAACTCATCATCCTCCTCGTTCGTGCTGTTAGGGTTCGAGGTCAACTACCACAAGGATCCCATGGGGGTCCTGGAGATCATCCGGGCCATCACAGGGAAGCCCCTGGAGGACTCAATGGATGAGATCAATGACCTTCTCTACTCCAGTGTCGATGGGGCTGTCTTCGATGGTAAGGATCGTGGAGGACATCGGTGGACCTACATCCACATGGACCAGGGCCAGGGTTACATCGGTCTACCGCTGGCCCACGGCTCCGACTACATGGACTCTGGGTCCTTGAGCATGGATCAGCTGGTCAAACTCATCGGGATCATGCGCGAGAAGGTGCCCATGATCCAAGAGATCAAACTCCATTGGGGTGAACACTCCTGCTAAGGTTTTCCCTCTCTAGGATAGAGGAATCTATCCTATGCGCCTAACAGCCAAACTCCTTAAGCGTGCTCTGTCCGAGCTGATGGTGCAGTTCGAGTCAGCTAAAGCTACCATTGATGCTCAACTGCAGTTGGATCACCTAAGCGATTATGTTAGCCAGGACTACGGAGAGCCGAATGTCTGCGCTAAGTACTTCCTAGGTCGAGATTGCACTATGACCATGGCGGTCACGGGAACCGGCAGCTGTATGTTTCATATCCAGAACCCTAATGGTCGTGTCGTCAGCTCACAGGCATTCCCTGTAGGGCAATTGGCCGCTCATATGCGAACCCTGGATTCGATTATCACTAAGGTGTTATCCGAGACCGGGAACTACGCTCAGGACAACTCGAGACGCGACGACCGTGACTTCCTACAGAGCTGTGGTATCAAGGGCCGTAAGGGTTAACATGCATCCACTCCTCAAGCGATCATCCACTAAGTACTTCGTAGATGTTCATCCCAATGGACTCATAGAGTTCCTTAGGGGAGAATCCATCCCATGTCAGATGAAACACTATCGGGATTCAATGTCTGAGGATGAGGTCATGGCTGGCACGGATCCTCGTCCCTATGATGCTCAAACAGCCATGGGTGCTCCTAGGCCCTACCCGTTGGAGATCGTGTTCAAAGGCTCCAGGGTGATCATTGAACGTAAGGGGCAAACCAAAGACCTCAATGAGATCGAGACTATCATCGACTGGTTCATCACCATGGGTTGTAGACAAGAACCCAGCACTGGTAGCAAGGTGTTCCTCCAACGGACATGGAACGATTGGATTGTGGACGCTGTCTGTGCTAGATTGATCGCTCAAGGGTTCACGATCTCCAATGAGGAAGAACATTTCATGGCCATCGGGATAAAGTTCACTAAGGGAGAATGCGAATATACCTATGAGCTCGGGGTTTCCGCTAAGGGAAATCCGACAGCGAGGTTCATAAGAAGTGCAGATGTATCCACCAATGAACCCTCATACGCTGAGGCCCGTGAGATCTTATTGGATATGGGTTATGTTCTCCCTGGAGTATCTGGCAACACATCCTACGACTGGATGATGGTTTGATCTTTTTCTCCTTATCTAAACTCGATTGCGTATCTTAGATTTCTAGCGGGTGTAACTCAATGGCTAGAGTGTCAGCCTTCCAAGCTGTTCGTTGAGGGTTCGATCCCCTTCACCCGCTCCAATTGCAGAAAGATCTTCAAGATCCCCATATGTTCCCCTAGTATGATGCTTGGTGAAACATAAATCTATAATCCAAATCCATGTGCCCTTAGCTCAGTGGTAGAGCATCCGGCCTTTTAACCGGAGAGTCGCTGGTTCAATCCCAGTAGGGTGCACCATACCTATAGCGAGGAATATTCTCATGTTATGTTCGGATTATGTTTCGTGAATATGCGCGGGAAAGTTTAATTGAGATTTGAATCTGTCCTGCGCCCATGAATTCTCAATTTCCATCCCCATTCACTCCTAGGTTCCCCAACCCTGGTCTAGAATGCTCCTCATCGGCAAACCTGTGGGTAAGGTTGGTCAACACTGATCTCTCAGCTCAAGTCTATGACTTGCAATCCAAGTCTATGACTTGCAATCCTGGTAGGGTATCTTGGCTTACTTGCAATCCAAGTCTATGACTTGCATCAAGTCTATGACTTGCAATCCCTATGGGGTTCATCATCCCAGGGGTGCACTATGAACCTATTCGAATCCCCTAACCGGCAACCCATTGGAGAAGAAGCTCCATGAGGCCTGGAAGGACACCAACAGCAAGTGCAACCCCCCTATGGGGGGTTCACCGATGAAGTGCAACACCCTGGAGTTCATCCTAGGTAAGAACAACGAGCGAGCCTATGACGTCACCCATAGGGATCGAGTCGTTGCTGCCACAGTGATCCAATGGTTAGGTTCTCCAGTCGGGCAGAGTTGGCTCCCATGGTGTCCTGTCATGAAGCACATCGACGGTGATCGTCCACCATGGGAGCTCACGCGTAAACAAATGAAGCGTATCCTGCGTAATCCCGATCGTTATGGTTGGCCCTCCCTGGTGTTCTGGTTGAATACCGGTTGCGCTACGGCCATGACTACCTATCTAGGAGAATCCATTGAGATCCACATTGTTATTCAGATCACCTAAGCGTTATCGGTTAGCTAACCAGTTAGCCGAGACGGTCAACAATGTGTCTAAGCCCTCGACGCACGATTACTCCTGTGTCATGGCCGTTGCGCCTAAGAGTCTAATGAGTGATGTTGAGTTCATCTCTAAGCAATTGGTCCCTGACTCAGCGTTATACGCTAGCTATGGTCGAACCCTGGACTCTCATGTCACCGTCCTATACGGGATCCGTGAGAGTGATTGTCTCTCTAAGGTCTCTAGGATCATCGATGAAGTGCAACCCCCTATGGGGTTCACCATCACAGGGTTCGGATGCTTCACCAGTGATCCCCGGTTTGATGTGCTCTACCTGAGTGTGGAATCCGATGATCTAATGCGCTTGAATGCCGCTCTAGCTGAGCATTCCTCCCATGGTGAATACAAACCGCATATGACCCTAGCGTATCTCCGGAAGGGGTTGGTCCAGGATATCCTACATCAAGTGGAATCCGTGGAACTCGATGTCGAGGTTCCAATGCGCTGTTTTGAACTCTCCAGGGCTGATGGCCTAGTAGAGTATGTTAACCTATAAGGAGTCATAGATGGAGAGAACGTTCGTTGATCGTACAGGTAAGGTGTTCGTGGATAAGAGCTTGAACCATACTGCTATCACCATCGACGGGAAGCGAGCTGATGTATGCCCGGTGATTGTACTCAACTCAGGGGAGATCCGCTCTGAGTGCTTTGCCCCTGAACCCGTTGAGCTCCTCGTACCTCAGGTGCCCCCGGTGCGTCCCAATGGTCCTCCCAGTGATGGGCGTATCATCCCCATCGAGGGTTATGAGCGGGATCCCTATGGGATCTCCACCCGGCGTAAGCTCAGAGGCCCCAAGGAGGAGATCGTGCAGGTAGAGATCGAACCTATCCTCAAGGAGGATCCCAGCTTCTCCTTCACGGATGCCTCCTTGGCCTCACAGTCCCAGATCGGCTGGGATGAGGAGGATGATCTGCAAGAGGGTCTACAGGCCCTGGATCCCCTTAGTGAGGAATACCTTGAGGCGCTCAACAAGGACGTAGAGGACAATGGTGACCAAGGTGTTGAGGGGTTTGATGCTCTGCTGGAACCCGTTGCGGCTCCTCCTGCTTGGGTCCAGGAGGCCTTGGATGCCCTGGAGGCCGATGGTCAACAGGAGTCCATTACCCTTACGGTATCTGGGGACATGAACATCCAGGCCAATAAGCTTGAAGGCCAGGTCGTTGAAGGTCAGCGGAATCTGGCCGAGGAACTCCGTGAGGGGTTCCAGGCCTTAGAGCGTTCCCGTCCTGTGGTTGATGAACCGCAGCTGCCCAATGCGTCCACCCTCCTGGGGGAGATGCAGCAGACGTTCGCCGAGCGTGGCCGGGTATATGGTAGCTCATACGTCAGAGCCGGCAAAGTCCTCAAGGCGTTGATCCCCGATGGGGTAGTGGTTGAGACTGAATCCGACTATGCGATCATGGCCACCCTTGGGATCATTGTCCACAAGCTCTGTCGTGCGCTCAACCCCAAGGGCCTATCCCCTGTCCGGATCTCTCAGCTGGACCATCAAGACTCAATCCATGATGCGGCTGTCTATGCTGCGATATGGGAAGAGCTTGTGATCCGGGATAAGGCTAGCCGGTAACCTAGAACATCCATCATCGAGGAGTAATATGATTAAACAGAAACGCGTAGCGGTAGTCTCCGGCGGGTCCAGTGGTCTGGGTCTACAGATCCTGCGCGAGCTGCATCACCAGGGCTTCGAGTGCTTCAACATTGACTGCAAACCCTGCATTGAGTTCCCCACCATTGTCGCTGACCTCTCGGACATCGACCAGACCCATGATGCCATCCAGGAGGTATTAGGTCATTGTGGTGGACAGGTTGATGTGTTGGTCAACAACCTTGGGGTCAACAAGATCGTCCCCTTCGAGGACATCACCAGCGAGGAGTTTGACCAGATCTATGCCTTGAATGCCAAGGCCACCCTGTTCCTCGCTCAGGGGTTCCTGCCCTCCCTGAAGACCTCCAAGGGCACCATCCTGAACATCATCTCCAATGCCTCTGAGGTGCCCTTCACGAACAGCAGTCTCTACAACTCGTCCAAGGCTGCACAGAAGATGATCACCCTGCAGCTTGGTCACGAATCCTGGCGCAAGGGTTGGGGTGTGACAGTGTTTGGCATCAGTCCCAACAAGCTCGAAGGCCCCAAGGATCCGGAGCACAAGCAGCCCGATGAGTCTGGGATGAGCACCTACATCCTCAATGCGGTCAGTGAGGCCAATGGTTGGACTCCGGAGCAGACCACCAAGTATCAGCTCACTTCTCTCCCCAGCGGGAAGGAGACCTCCGTGCATGCCCTGGCGGAGTATATCGGCTTCATCCTCGGCCACAAGAGCCGTCACGAGTTCTTCAACAAGACCGTCATGCCCTACGGGGCCTAAGGTATCCTCTCTTCTACGGAGCACAATCAATGTCACCAATCACTGAACCCCAGAGCAATCCTGATATCCTGGCCGCCCTCGCGAAGCTCGCTGGGTTCGCCAAGACCCTCAAGTTCCCCTTCCCCATGGTGGTCGACCAGATCGCCTTCCTGGTCTCCGCTGATGCCCTGCCCAACGTGCAGTTGTTCATGGGTGGTCTGGGCCATTCCGACTGGGCCACTGATCGCAATGTCGCTCAGGGCACCGTGTTCGGGCAGCAGACTCAGGTCCAGGGAGTGCTGAACTTCTCCTACAGCTACGTCAACGTCAAGCCGGGTATGACCTCCAAGGGCGTTGAGTTCGAGCTGCTCACTTACGACGCTCCCACCCAGACCAACACCGACTGGCACTCCGCCAGAGCCGCTGCTACTGGGGTGCCCCTGCCGCCCTGCAAGCTCTCTCACCTGGGCTTCCATGTGCCCAATGTGGAGCTGGTCAAGCAGCACCTGGTCACCGAGGGTGGGTTGGTTATCGCTCAGGAAGTCCTCACCGAGAGCCACACCAACCCGTTCCTGGTCGCTGAGGGCCGCAAGTATCACTACCTGATCCTGGACACCGAAGCCATCCTGGGCTACGACCTCAAGTTCATCCAGCGCATTCAGTAACTTCCCTTCATTACATGAGAAAGGCCCCAGCAATGGGGCCTGACTTGTGTCTGAAATCAAAACGTGAAATCAACCCTTTTGAAGGAAAGGGGAATTCATATCCATATCATTAGGCCCCTGGGGCAGGAACGTTGGGATCCACAGGGCGAACGATGGGCTCAACGATCACAGCGGAGTCATCGAAGTTGAGATCACCGGGCAACCCTGCAGGGACTACAGCAGTGGAGACAATGAACCCCTTAGCGAGCATTGCATTGATCTCACCAAGGTTGAACCGCAACACCTGCTTATCAACCATACCAGGGTAGACTAGGGCTACGAAGGATGTTGCGTCGAAGGCCATGAAGTCTCCGTTGCCCATAGTGATCCCATTGGGGAGGTAGACAGTCTGAGTGAAGGTGTAGTATTGCGCGGACATGGATTCTCCGGAATCAAATTAGGATTGAGAAGCCTCTGGTTGCTTATACCAAGTATGAAAGTCATCCCCGTTGACGCTTTTCTGTTGGAATCCTTTGGTCACTATGAAATCCCCAATGGCCTCCTGGATCTCTAAGAACATAGCCACTTCCTCTGGTGTGCATTTGAGGCCTTGGAAATGCTTCTCCTTATTCATAAGCCCCATGATCACAGCGCCCTTGATCTTACCAAAGGAGGCTATGTTGATGAACTGCCAGCCGTATTTGACCAAAATGTCTGCATCACCCTTCTGCGCACCCCAATCAGAGACTTGTAGCTTGAACTCGTTAGCCGGGAAGGTCTCTTGCAGGAATGCTAGAAGCTCTTGCCCCAACTCCTGAATGACAGTCTTACCTAGTCTCTTGACGGCCCTCTTGAGTAGTTTGGCGGTGAGCATAAGACTCCTGGATCAACTCGTGATTGAAAGCCTCAGTAGCCTAATGAATCTAAGGGACCTCGAATGGAATACTTTCAGTGGATAAGCTTCTTGTTCCTGGCACTGGTAAGCTCGTTCTTTACCTACAACCTAGCCATCGAGCTTGGCACCAGCCCATTGGAGAAGGTGGCACTCATCGGAGGCTCCTTGGCCATTGAGGCCTTGAAGCTCTATTGCCTAGTGGCCGCCAACATGGTCCGTGAGCATAAGGGCAAGATGATGCGGATGGTAGGTCTCTACGGGGCCTATGGGTTCGTGGCTCTCTACTCGCTGCTAGCTTCCTTCGGCTACGCGATCTCCACGGTGGATCAGGTGGGTGCCCGAGTGGGGGTGGTGTCTAAGGTGGATGACATCAATCTGGAGCGGAAGAACCAGCAACTATACGAAGAGTCTATCAGCACCACCCAGAAGGCCATAGCAGACAAGAGATCGGCCATTGCCTCCTTAGATGACGATAAGATCACCAGGAAGATCGAGCTACAGAAGCTCATCGTGGCCGACCAGCAGAGCATCCAGGACTACATGAGCAAGCGTATGGAGTCCCAGACGCGGATCAACACGCTGCAGACCCAAGACAAGACCAATCTGTCTACTCAGAAGCGCACCATGTATGAGGTCATCGGGGATACCCTGGCCATGTCACCCCGGTGGGTAGCCTTCTGGGTCTTGGCGATCTTTGCCATATCCATTGAGATTGGGATCTTTGTCACGTCACCCCACAGCCATCCCCAGGAGCCTAAACCGGCCCCAGAACCTGTTCCAACCCAACCTATGACCAAAGAACCAGACCCTGAACCCACAGTTGAGCCCGTTCAGGAAGCCGAAACCCCAATTGAGCCCTTGCCTTACGTCGATCCAGGAAATAATGCTCGTTCATCCCTCCGTGCTGAGATGGGTGGAAAGAGAAAGATCCTGGTAGATTAACCTTCACGTACTCTATTGAGGACATACATGCCAAGACGCTATACCAGAGAAGAATGGGTGGAGATGTTTGAGGGATGCATCAGGCATCTGTTTGAACAGGTCCAGAGCCGAGAGTTTGGTAACTGGGACGCTGTATCTGATCAGGGCTGGAAGAAGCTCAAAGACATTGTCATGAACCATTCGCTCCCCGCTTGGGAGGAGGATCCTAGATCCTTCTACCACCCTGGTATGGGTGAGGATGGTGATGACTTGAGTGATTGCCCTTATGATCACGAGGTCCTCTGCCTGGAAGCCTTGGACAACATCCGGAACTTCCATGAGCCAACTAGTAAGTTGTCCCTCAAGGAGAGTGACTATGTGCTCCTGGCGGATATGCTCCTGGACGAGCCGGTGTTCCGCTCTTGTAAGTCAGAGAACGATGTCTATGAGGCATTGATCCATGGTGATGACTTTGAGCATGTTGCCACCAGGGCTATCCAAGAAGGTCTGATCGACCTAGGGGTGAGCAAGGATGACGATCCCGATTGGGAGTATGGGATGGAGATCTCCCAGGCCCTGGGTGAGCGGGATTACAGGATGATGGCACAGATCATCTGGGGATCCCTCAGTGAGGGCACCAAGACCTCTAAGCGGTTCACGGCCAAACTGCTTCGTAAGCATGCTACATCTGAATCTCAGGCGTGGGACACCACCTGTAAGCTTATGTATAAGACCACCAATATGCTCCGTGAGGCCGGATTCCAAGTCTCTCAGAGACAGACCTCAGGAACCTCCCATGGGTTCTGCGTCAGCTATAATGATGAAACCCTTACCACATTCACTATGTATAAGGAGAGTGATGCAAGGTTCATTTGCTCCTCTCTGGTCTTCAAGGAAGAGTTCTATGACTTCGAGAACACACATGAGCTTCTTGATTACCTATGGGACATCCTGCTCAGCATAGGCTTCAAGAAGGTGGATGAGATGGGCGATCGATATCTATTTGAGAAGACTCTATGAGACTAACCTCCAAACTCCTCACTGCTGCTCCTAAGCGGAAACCCTTCTCCATCTACCTTCCAGACAACGACCCGGCTCAGTGTAAGAAAGAGATCGCCAGAGCCGTGAAGGTCTTGGGTGGAAAACCCTTGGGTGGGGATCAGTTTCAAGTTGCCTCCTCCACCGTATTCTTGGCCGCCAATAGCCCTAGCTTGCGTGAGGATTTCGAGGACCTTGGCATTGTATCTGGCTACTCTGTGAAGGAAACCCAGTTGAGCATCAACTTTGATATCTTTGACTGGCGTGGTATAGCCGATGAAGTGCAAGAGAAGCTTGCGGAGATGCAAACTCAGGGTAAGTTTGTGATCAGTGGAGATCCCGCGAATGGTTTTGCTTGGGCTGGCCCTAGAGCCATGACTCCAGAGGAGCTTGAGCTAGTCGATGAGGATCCCAATGAGGTCCCAGAAGGGTTTACAACTCTAGCCTTATTCGATGATGACTGCGCGAAGAGCACTTTCATGGCAATCCTAGAGGATCTCTTGGGCTATCCATTCGTTATGGAAGTTGACAATTCGGATGATCAGATCTATATTGCTTACTCAGAGAGTCCTTTCACAGAGAAGCAAGCAATTGATGAGCTAAATAGTGCAATGCTAGCGGGTGTGGAAGAAGCCGAAGCGGATGGTATGGTGCCTCCTCCGGCTGTCAAGGTGCTATCCTTCACACCAGTATCCTAACACAAGGTGAACCATGACTGAGATCAAAGCTGGAGCGATCCTAGCGGAAGCTGCCAAGACATATAACGAACGCAATGCTGTATACGGTGACAACTTCAAGCGTGTGGGTGGGGTCATGCAAGCCTTGTTCCCCAACGGGGTCAAGTTGGACTCCGATGAGGCCTTCCAGAGATGGCACATCCTTGAGTTGGCCGTAGTAAAGCTAACTAGGTGGGCTGTGTCTGTCGAGCGGGGAGAGAGCCATCAGGACTCTCTACGGGACCTGGCTGTCTACTCAGCGATCCTTGAAGAGATCGACACTAATGCCAATTTCTTTACTTCTGAAGGAGAAGTAAGGGGAAGGATCTTCCCCGTTAAGGAAAAGGTAAATGCTGCGGGACCTGATCAGGCATCTCCCAACTGAGGTTGGAATCTATATTATAACAAACCAAGTCAATGGTAAAGTTTACATTGGTCAAGCTCAAGGCAAACTGGGAATCTATCAACGATGCAAGTCTCATATAGAAAGGCTACGTAGTGGGAAGGATTCCAGACATCTTCAGGCCTCTTGGGACAAATATGGTCCAAGGGCCTTTAAGTTTGAATCTCTTCTTCTATGCCCTCAAGACCAATGTGATCGTTGGGAACAATGCCTAATCCTTACATTTCATTCTTGGAAACGGGAAATCGGATACAACATTGAAATATCATCTAAGGGTCCGGGTAGATTGAGCAATGAAACTAAATTCAGAATAGCAGAGAGTCACAAGGGTAAGCCTGGAAGGAAATGGACAGATGAGCAACGCAGAGCGGCTTCCGATGCTCGTAAAGGGGTTTGGGGTGTAGGTACATTACACTCTGAGATTACCAAAGAGAAGATGTCTAAAACCCATTCAGGGAGACCTAAGTCTGAGCAAGCTAAGAGACGTTTGTCTGAGGCCAGAAAGGGTATAGAGATTCACCCAGAAGCAATTGAAAAACGTGCTAAGACAATGGGAAAGAGTCGTTGGATGAATAATGGGGTCAAAACCTCCATTATCCCCGAGGCTCAGATCCAAGAGTATGTTGAAAAGGGATGGGTGTTCGGTAGGGTCATAGACCTTCCTAGATCTTCCTTTGAGATCTCTATTCGAAGGTAAACTATGGCATTCAAATCCGTGATTTGTTCCCGCAGAAAGCAAGCTGTTGATTGGACTGGCCCTCTTGATAAGGTGAATTATCGAGAGGACAACTATCGTAACAGGCAACAACAAGGTCAGCTGCCCTCACAGCGTTACCAGAAGGAAGCCCTGGCTGATAAGCTTGCGAATGAGATCCAAGCCAAGACCGTCCAGGTCCTCAAGAACATTAAGGTCAAAGGGTCCAATCTCTATGAGTGGGCCCATCAGCTTGGAAAAGGCCTACAGGGTCTGGCCTCCAGCACTGATATGGAAGTCAAGAGAGCATATTTCCAGTATCGGAGTCTGTTGAATGGCCTCCTGGAAGAGACCGACAAGAACGCTGTGCAAGAGTTTTACACCAAGTATGGGCAGAACCCCCAGGATTGGAACTTCATCAAGATTTCCCGGAAGACTGCTGCTAAAGAATTCTTCTCTGCGATTCAGGATATTGGCTATGATCTGAGCTCCGGTTCTCTAGCTCAAAACGTAGATACGGATGAAGATTTTCTCAACCTATTAAGCCCTAAGAATTCTAACAAGGAAGGTAAACAAATGAAATTCAGATCAAGAATGGCATCGCGCCACACCGCTAACCTCGTCCCCGTTGACGTTGAAATGGGGGGGATGCGCCGTCGCTTCCAGTCTGAACTCCCTGCCGATAATCGTAATGCAGAGACCGATCATGTGGATGACAAGTTCCAGAAGAACTATCCCACCAAGCAGCCTGTGTATGAGACTAAGCGTGAAGTGCAGGACAAGCTTGAAGAGCCCAAGAAGGTACAGGCCTCCTTCCGTTCTCGTCTGGCCGCTCGCCGCAAGAAGGCTGATGGCATCGAGGGAAACGAGGTTGAGGAGCCCACTGGGGACATCAACGATACCTCCGCTCAGGCTCCTGAAAAGGAATCTACCGGTGGTGACTGGGTCCAGAAGGTCCTGGACTACAAGGCCGAAGAGGACAATAAGGAATTGCTTGAGCAGCTGCTTGAGGCTTGCAGCGCCGTTGGCGTCCCTGAAGATCAGGTAGATGATGTCTGCGACAAGGTCCTTCAGGAACAGGGTATGAGCCTAGATGATGCTCCTGAAGATGAAGACCTGGTTGACTTCTCTGGCACTGCTGATCCGGAAACCGCTAAGGATATGTTCGGTGGTGAAGAGGAAGACAAGACCGCTGACATGAACGCTAACACCAATGCTCCTTCAGGTGCTCAGGCTCAGCAGGGCAACTGTCCCTCCTGTGGTCAGCCCATCACTCCTGGTGCTCCCTGTGCTTGCAACACTAACCCTGATCAGAACAACCCTGACACTGGCCATGTAGCCGCTGGTGAAGGTCTTAGAGCTCAGATGGACTACGGTGAGCCGGGTAGTGCTGAGACCACCGAGTCTTCAATGGTTGGTGGACCTCGTATGGATCCTGAGAAGGAATCTGATACCCAGTGGACTGGCGCTGCTGCCGAAGAGAATCAGCTCACCAAAGCCCAGAGCATGCTTCAGGAGGCCAGCAACCTAATCGGCGCCAACAAGGACGCCTTGGTTGGTGATCCTGGTGGTGACGCTCACATGGAAGCCTTGGACTCAATGCTTGAGACCCTGGCCCATCTCCCGGCTGCCAAGGTGCCCGAGGAGTCCACGATCCAGAACCTCCAGAGCATAGTTGACATCCTGATGGATATGGTTGGTGAGTATCCAGAACAGCTTCAGGCGATTCAGCCGGCAATCAAGAATTGCACTCAGGTCCTCAACATCCTGACCAGCTATCGTAGCAGCTTCGGCAAGGCCTCTAGTGAAGACGATGGTGAGGTTAAGTTCGCCGATGGTGGTATGGAGATCACTGGCACCGATGAACCCTCTGGTGAAGACTACATCTCGGACATCGCTGAGGAACTGGCCACCAGTGATCTGGTAGACAATGTGGTCAAAGAGTTTGAAGACGCTGCGGGTAGTTATGATGGCCACGAGGACATTGAAGCTCTCAAGCAGGAACTACGTGAGAAGCTCAACAATCATGACCTTCTGGAGTCCGCTGGGTTCTACTCCAAGGGCTTCACCGATGAAGACTTTGACGCTGTGATGGACAAGCTCTACGTGGTCCTGGGCCTATCAGATATTCCCGATGGTGAGAACCCCGAGAGTGACATCGCTGGTGAGAGCAAGGAACCTGATCTGGAAGGAGCCTCTCATGAGCCCGGTCTGGATGAGCCTCATGCCAACGAAGACCGTTCGTTCTATCAGAACCCAAGCAGCACACAAGGCATCTAACCCTATATCCTCGTTGAGTACCCTAGGGCATTCAACGAGGATAAATTATGACTAAAGTTCTCCAGCCTATGGAGTTGACTCACCCTCTTGCAGGGACGGTTACTGTAAAGCGTCTTACCCCCACAGCCCAGCTGCCCCGTAGAGGCTCAGAGCATGCTGCTGGATATGACATCTGCTGTGATGAGGATTTCTCTTTGGAGCCAGGAGAGCGCCGTAGTGTTCACACCGGCCTGTCCATGGCCTGTCCTTCTTCGATGTTCTATATCGCTACCTCTCGAAGTGGATTGGCATTCAAATCAGGTGTCTTGGTCCACAATGCCCCTGGGATCATCGACGCTGACTATCGTGGTGAGCTGATGATGCTCATGATCAATACCGGTGACACCAAGCGGGTGTTCTCCTGCGGTGATCGTATCGGCCAGGTGGTGTTCCTTCCCTTCGTAGCTCCCACTATTGAAGACTCAGATACCCTACCTGAGAGCATCCGTGGTGAAGGTGGATTCGGCTCAACCGGGAGATAGATATGAAGAAGTGGTTCCAGAACCTGATCCTCAACGTAAAGCTCTGGTGGCTCCTCAATGGCTGGAGGTTCTAGTGGATCGTATCGTAGAGCTCAATAGCCTCCTGGCTGACGCTCGTCACGCCTACTACGTGCTCGCTGAACCTATCATGGATGATAAGGAATACGACACGGTCGAGCGTGAGCTGAAGGAACTTGTAAAGCAGAACCCTCAGTGCAAGCATCTGGCTCCTGTGCTCACAAGCGTTGGCTCTGACCTCACCGATGCAGGTGGTCGTGTTCGTCATATCCAAATGATGCTCAGCATCGACAATTGCTATGATATCAAAGAGCTTGAGCAGTGGGTCCGGGATGTGGTGGAGCAATACCCAGACGCCTGGATTGACATCGAGCCCAAGGTGGACGGCAACTCACTCTCCTGTCACTACGTGGACCACAAGCTCCTCAAGGCTGTCACCAGAGGCGATGGTGAGGCGGGTGAGGATGTCACGTCAGTGATGGCAGCCAGCGGAGCCATCCCGCTCACGTTGCCCAAGGAGTTCTACCCTACCAGCCTCGTAGAGGTTCGTGGGGAGGTATGGATCTCCAAGGGCCGTATGGATGCACTCAATGCCGAGCTGGAGAAGGCCGGGAAGAAGCTCTACACGAGCCAACGGAACCTGGCCTCCGGGACTATGAAGCTCAAGGACCTCGCTGAGGTCAAGCGTCGTGGACTCTCCTTCCAGCCCTGGGATTGTTTCGGTGTCGATGACACCTGGTTAAGCAAGCGTAGCCGGAGCAGCCATTGGCGCTCTCATGTGCTGGACTATCTCAACCAGACCGCCCACTTCAATCAGCCCAAGCTGCGTACCTTCCCGGCTGTTGAGATGCTCAAGAACCTGCAGATGCACCTCACGGAGATGCAGCAGGAGCGTGAGGTTGTGTGGCACGGTAAGGGCATCGGTATGCTCACAGATGGTCTGGTGTTCAAGGTGGATACCCCGGATGTGCGTGACCAGATGGGTATCAACGTCAAGTCCCCGAATTGGGCCAGGGCCTACAAGTTCCAGGATAGCATTGGGGACACCATGCTCTTGGGCTTCGAATGGTATGTAAGCCGCAATGGTAAGCTTACCCCTGTAGGCGTGCTCGAACCGATCGTCCTCAACGGGGCCACCATTGCTCGCGTAAATCTCAACAACTTAACATTCATAGCCGAGCTAGGTATCGAGGAGGTACCCTGTAAGGTTGAAGTGTGTCGCAGTGGGGATGTGATCCCTATCATCACCAAGGTCATCAAGGAGTAACATGCGCGTATATGGTCGTATTCTTCGTCTGGGCGGAAAGCCCGATCACGACAATGAGTTCTTCAGCCAGGACTGTAAGGTCAAGATCCAGGGAGACATTCGTGATCTTCCTGTGGTGCTTGCCATGAACACCCGGATCAATGTGGGCCGTGTTGAGAACATTGAGTTCCATGATGATGGTGTGTGGGCCAACATTCGTATCAATGAGGACTACACGGTAAAGCTCAAGCATGCCCGAGAGGTAACCCCACTGTTGGGTCTGTGCTCCATGGCTCAGGTCCTGGGTGACGTCAAGCGTGGTAGTGCCTCCGACCCTACCAAGATCACCAGCATCCTCCTCACGGGGATCATGGTCGGAGTCAACACAGACATCACCTGTGGTGGCTTCGATATCATCGAGGAGAAGGATCCCCATGCGTCCATGCTCAAGCAGTGCAACAACGACTGCCCTGAGTGTGACTGCCCCTGCTATGACATCCTGGACAAGGAGGAGAAGCAGGACCTGCAGTTCGAGAAGGCCTATGATGAAGCCTATGGGACCAAGGAGAACAAGGAGAAGAAGCTTGACCTCAATGAACTTCTCCAGGAGTTGGCTAAGAAGCCCAAGCGGGAACTGGAGTGTGAGCAGCAGGGCTACACCTGCAGTGACTGTGGGGACTGCTACAGGCCCATGCCTAGGATGGAGAAACTCCTGAAGGAACCTGGGTTCTTTGATCAGGAAGTAAAATGTGATGTCATTGTGGATGAGCCTCAGCCCTTGGCCTACAAGCATATCCCCTTGTCTCCCCGTCAGCAGGAGTTGGATCAGTTACTCACCACGGCCTGTGGGGAACGGTTCTCCTATGACGATGTTCTCGAACTGATGGTCACCCTCAACCAGGAATAAACAATGATCGAAATTCCAACTCAGTGCCCTGAATGTCAAGGGCCTATCACGAGGACTCAGGATCCTAAGAGCAAGATCGAGTCCCTCTATTGCACCAACCGGCAATGTCCTGGCCGGGTCCGTGAGGACCTGGTGGCCATCGCTAACCGTGACGTGCTGGAGATCGAGGCCCTGGGGCCTGAGATGGCAACCCTCCTGGCCTCTGGTGGCTACGCCCTGGACCTCGCGGATCTCTTTGAGTTCGCCTTGGATTGCCAGGCCGCTCGGGCCAAGGACGTAGATAAGTATGAGCTCAGGCTGAAGAAGAGTGGGTTCTCCATTGTCGGCGTCAACAAGATGTTGGAGGGAATCTCCCAAGCTCGCACCCGTGATTGGGATCGTTGGCTAGTGGCCCTGAACGTTGAGGGCATCGGTAAAGTGTTAGGGAAGCAGCTGGCCATGGCGCTCAAGCTCGACACCCTGGGCACCCTCTGCACCAAACTCAAGACCATCGGGGACTTCGGGTTGGAAGGGTTCGGAGATAAGAAGCTGGACAATGTTGTCCGTTGGGCCACGGAGAACGATGAGTTGTGTCAGAGGCTCCACGAGGCAGGTGTCCGGCCCAAGGCTCAGGTGAGTAAGGTCGTTGTCACGGTCTCCAATGGTCAGCAACCCCTGGCGGGTATGGCCATCTGTGTCACGGGTGAACATCTTGGTATGGACCGTGAAGTGATCCAGGCTCATCTGAAGGCCCTGGGTGCGGATATCAAGTCGGGAGTCACCAAGAAGGTGACCCATGTTGTGGCAGGAATGGGTGCAGGGCCAAGCAAGCTCCAGAAGGCTAGAGAGCTAGGGATTCTGGTCCTGGACACCAAGTGGCTCAAGAACACGCTGGAATCCAATGGCGTGAAGATCCCCGCTGATGGGGACTTTGATACAGATGTGGAGATCTAATGAGTGCTGGAGTATGGGTTCTTATATGTATTGTTGCCATTGCGATGATCGGCTTGATCATCGCTGTCTGTCACAATGATGTAGTCAAGGAGCATTTCACTTCACCCTTGGATCCTGAACCAGAGCCGGCAAAGCCAGCCGAGAAGATCGATTTGGTCCGGGAGTGGAGAGCAATCAAGACCGCTTGGCGCATGATCGAGCAGTGCCATTGTGGTCAGACCGGCCAAGAACTCAAGAACAACAAGACCGACAACGTTGCTCCAAGCTATGGTATGGTGTGCCCCAAGTGTGGCCATCGGAACCAATGGGAAGTCTTTGTGGGCCGGGAAGAGTATGATTACGAGATCCTCCGTGAACCAGAGACTAATCACGAGAATTGGCATGCGGTTCAGGAATTTCTCCATGCACATCACTACGAGAAGGACTATCCCCGGAACCGTAACCACAAGGTCATTCGCTGGACCGGAGATGTCTGTGACATCCCCAAGGCCAATCCGGAGCCATGATGAACGACGATGATCTCTGGTTTGCCAAGGAGTCCAGCTGCTTCCCTGTGGACGATGATGGCTTATTGATCCTAGACACCCGGAAGGTATACACAGACCTGCGGGACCTAGAGCAAGAGTTCCTTCACTATGGGCTTATCGTAGATAAGGAGTGGTCCTGGAACGAACCATGGCTCTGGGCAATTCTCAATCCCTATGGGATCGTATATGCCATTGAGGATGTGATGGATGTCTTCCCACTCTATGACATGGACGGATGTGTTATGGCCTTCCGAGTTGGGAAACCCCCGACTAAGCGGAACATCGACACGGCGATCATATTCTTTTTCACTTGTCGCCCCTGGGATTCAAAGAAGCGAGCAGAGCTCAAGACCATTCTGCCTAGACCATCGGAGATGAAGAATGTCTACATGCCTCGTTGATTTCGACCTAGCCCTACGTATGCCTATGTGGGCTGGGTTGGATGAGGCTGGTCGAGGCGCTTGGGCTGGACCGGTCTCTGCTGCCTGTGTCGTGCTCACACCGGGGTGTTTGAACGAGCCTGTGTTCAAAACCGTAAACGACTCCAAGAAGCTCTCGGAGAAGCGTCGAGAGGAACTCTTTGACGCCATCAAAGCTAATGTTTGGGCATACTCAATCGTAGCTGCGGATTCTAAGCTAGTTGATGAGGTCAACGTGCTTCAGGCGACCATGCTGGCGATGACCCAAGCACTGAGTGAATGCCAGGATCAGGTGGGTCTTATCCCCTTGGCGCTCGTAGATGGCAACCAGTGGCAAGGAAAGGCCAATAAGGCTACCAAGGTCCGGACGGTGGTCAAAGGTGATGCCCATAGCTGTGCTATTGCCTGTGCCTCAATTTTGGCCAAGGTTTGGCGAGACCGCTGGATGGGTAACTTAGACCAGTTGATCCCCGGATACGATTTCGGTGGGCACAAGGGCTATGGGACTCCAGTGCATCAAGAGGCTCTTGCCCGTCTTGGACCCTGCATCCAACATCGAGTCACCTATGAACCCGTCAAGGCTTTCCAGCGAATTCACAGCGAATCATAAAGATCTCTTGATCCAGATCTTCCAGGAGGAGGGTTTGGACATGGTGCTCTACACGGTGGGCATACGGGAATTCATGCGCTGGTCTTATCACAGGTTGATCTCCGAAGGGTTCTCCAAGTTCGAGCACACCGAATGCGCTCTGGAATCTGCTGAACTCATGGAGCATTCCCTACAGGACTTCTGGGGCCTACCCACAGTGGAGGAGTTCGTGGAAGGCTACTTCCTACATTTCCTTCGGGAGCGTAACCCACCAGCTTGGGCCGTGGGGAACCTCTTGGGTATGCTCCCCCGTGACCGTCCTGAGCCAGTGCAGCGCTACCTAGATGGTGGTCATTTCCGAAGGAGTGCTCGGATGGCCATGGATCAGTGGCCCCAAGAGTTCTCGTTTATAGATCAACCGGCCTACATTGGTGCTGGACGACCGGATCCTCCCAGGTTCCGTCTCATGACTCCGCTGGCTGATGGGATTCATCTTCCTCCTTATGTTCATTATGTACGCAGAGTTTAGCATGTTGCTCCTTATGCTGCAATGGACGTTGAGGTAGTTCATCGTAACTTCACTGAAGCAGAATCCAATCTCCAAGTGAATCTCACTGGCCCCTTCCCGGAGCTTCCCCTATGAGCATTGAACAATACAAGAAGCCCTATAAGGTAGAACAACTCAAGCAGATCTACATCGAATGTGGAATCGATGGGGTCATGGAGGCCTTCATCCGCATGGGTGGGAGGATCCATCTTCAATCCCAAGATTCTTCGATTGCCTTGACTGCCACCAAGACCGTGGAGCTCATGGAATGGCTTCTCAAGGAGACCGGACTCTATGACGGGATGACCCAGGAGGCCTTGGATCGCTACTATATCCTCTATCTGGAACACAATCAAGCTCCTCAACTCCCCGAGAATAGCCGCCTGAGAAAGCATCATGAGCTCATCCAGGCCTTCTCGAATAGCCGCCTGAGAAAGCATCATGAGCTCATCCAGGCCTTCTCAGAGATCGGCTGGAGGATCCACGAGACCCTTGGCGCATTCGCCTTCAACCCTGCCGCTTTGATCAACATGCGGGTAGTCAACACGGACATGATGGTATGACCGAAGGAGCATTAGACTTCCCGGAGATCCGTGATCTAGGCCGAGAGTTAGATCTCTCCCTCAAGCATTACAATGCAGTCTTGGAGAGCATTAGTAAAAGGGTTTGTGGTCAGTATAGTCGAGACCGGAACACCAACTGGGAAGAGTATGATCTGAAGAACCTCTTGGATTGTGAGCGTAAGCGACCAGAACTCAATCCCATCATGAGTCCAGAGGCCCTGGATAACATATTAGATTTTGTCATCTTGGGACTGCCGATTGTTCGGAAGCAAAGGATCAAAGAGATGCATGAAGACAGAGCCTATAACGTTAAGGTAATGGCCGCCAGCAAGGGATTTGACGTCACCATGGTCCTCCCTGATGTGCTGCATTTCAACTTCCGTCGTGTGGAGGACATGTGTAGCTATCTGTTACGGTTCCAGGAGCACGCGGAGAGTCCTAAGTTCTACAACCAGGTGTTCTCCTGGTCCAGGCTGAAGGCATTCTATGGTCGGCGCACCAAGAAGTCTTTCGCTGGCTTCAACATTCCCTCATGGGCTATCCTGGGTGAGGCTAGCCGGAGAGGTGAAGGGTTCCGGCTGACGGACAAGGAAGAGGCCATCGCGGATCTCCTAGACTCCCTGACCCTGGGTCTGGTGCATCCTGAGTTCTATGTTATTGCTTCCGCTGACTCCCAGGCCCAGCAACCCTCCCAAGAGGCCCTCAAGCATGAGCTTGCTCAGGCCCTCTACTACATCAACAGCAACTACAAGAAGGCCGTGGACACCATCCTGTTCAAGTATGATGTCTCGGCGATCCGCAAGAAGCTCAGCAAGTGGGGCATCTACCATTCCAACGTGTGGGATGATGAGACCCATGCCTACCTGGCCACGGACACTCAGAGTGTCCTTGAAGGCCGGTTTCAGATCAAACTCCAAGGGGATCTCCTGGCGGCTCATGGTGAGCTCAAGGCGCTCTTGGACGCAACCTTGGAGAAGGAATCCCAATGAGCATCTTCAGACCGATGTTTTGTAATCATGAGAACCCTGCGAGGCATAAGGGAAGATGCGTTGAGTGCATGGCCATCGAGCTTGAACGTTTGGAAACAGACCACACCAAATGGAAGAATGCGTACAATACCCTGGCCATCAAGGCCCTAGAGCTGGCAGGTATCTTGAACCTCGGCCCGGATGCCTAGGAGAGTAACGATGAAGTTCCTCAACGACAATCCTAACCTGTCCTTGGTTCTCCCAGGCGGGTGCAACGCCCATTGCCCCTTCTGCTTTTGGGAGAAGGACGAGAAGGCCAAGGAGGGAAGGATCCAAGCTGATCCAGTTCCTTAGGAGGACCTTTCATGACATTGGCAATGGATGATCTAGGAAATCGATGCAAAGAGTTTGAGATGGCTGAGGCCGGTCGAAAGCTCATGTTGGGCCTACCGATCCTGGCCCGTCTGGACGGCAGAGCCTTCCATACCTTCACCAAGGGTCTGGCGCGACCCTACGACAAAGACTTCATGGGCTTAATGGTCAAGACTGCCAGCCATTTGGTCGAGATGGAGCACGCTGACCTTGGCTACACCCAGAGCGACGAGATCACCCTGGTGTGGCTTCCTAAGGATGAGAGGCCTTTCGGTGGGCGCATCCAGAAGCTGGAGTCCATCCTGGCCGGGAGAGCCTCTGGGTTCTTCTCCCGTCACCTGCTCTCCATGCTGCCCAGTAAGGCAGATCTGTATCCCCACTTTGACTGCAGGGTCTGGGCCGTGCCGGATCTCAATGAAGTCTACAACGTCTTCAAGTGGCGTGAGCTAGACGCCAGCAAGAACTCATTGTCCATGCTAGCTCAGGCCCACTTCTCCCACAAGCAGCTTCATGGGAAGAAGGGCAAGGACCAGCATGATCTCCTCCACTCTGTTGAAGTCAATTGGAATGACGAGGAACCCGCATTCAAACGAGGAACGTATTTGCGGCGTGAGACCGTGGAGCGTATCCTGACTCTGGACGAGTTGGCACGCATCCCCAAGGCTCATCGGCCCGAGGGTCCAGTTCTCCGAACCATGGTCAAGGCTCTACACCCGCATGTGGCGAAGATGGAGCCCTACGAATTTCTCAAAGACATCCTGGGGGTACCATGTCCTATCTGACTCACACTGAGAACGAGCTGGATTACAAGCTCTGCAGCAACCTGATCCAGAGGATCTGTGAAGGCATCAAGGAGGCCGTAGATGTGGCCGTGGTGGGTATGTCCGGCGGTGCTGACTCCACCCTGGTCACTACCCTGTGCGTCCATGCCCTGGGAAAGGGCAACGTCGTCGGTCTGCACATGCCCTATAGCAGCCGGGACTTCTCGTTCTTCAACAGCCGCAGCAAGCAGCTGGCCTCCCACCTGGGGATCAAGGACTACACGTTGAGCATCCAGGATCCCTGCAGCTTCGCCGAGAAGACCATCTGCTTCTCCACCGGCCAGGAAGTGGTCCTGCAGCAGCTGGCCCAGGGGAACATGCGCAGTCGTATGCGTATGGTCTACCTCTATGCCGTGTGTGGTCAGCTGGGTGAGAACAATCCGGGCAAGCGTCATCGGGTCATGGGGACCGGCAACCTCAGTGAGGACTACATCGGCTACGACACCAAGGGTGGTGACGCTCTGGCCGACATCTTCCCCATCGGTGAGCTCTACAAGCAGGAAGTATACGACCTGTTGGACTACCTGGCCGCCAACGGCGTGATCCTGGACTCACACATCGACCGGGTTCCCTCTGCGGGCCTCTGGGACAACCAGACCGACGAGAGCGAACTGGGAATGTCCTACAACGACATGGCTCCGGCGATCGAATGGATCCGGGATCTCCGGAAGTATGCCGCCCTGACGGATGAAGAGATGCCCCTGCATATCAAGCGGATCATGGACGACGATCTGCACGACAAGGTCCTGTTCGTCTGGAACCGGCACCTGGCCAACAAGCACAAGCACATGGCTCCTCCTGTGATCAAGGTGCGCTGATGCGTTGTCCCTATGGGCCCAATGGAGAACACACGGAGAAGCTCATCGGTGAGAGCAAGCAATGTGCCCTGTGTGGGATGATCCTGGATACCTCCGGTAATCCTTTGGGTGAGGTGAACAAGTCAGCCGGCAAATGGAGACCCAAGACCGCCAATGAGCTTCTCCGTGAGCGTAGCGGCCAGGTGGGAAACAAGAGTGACCTCGTGGCGTTCCTCTATGAACTCATGCGGGATCATCTTCCTCCCGGTAAAGTAGAGGAGCTGGTCCGCAACTCTGTCGATCATCAAGGCGAGCGATGGGAGTTCACTAATGGCTATCTGGCCATGTATGCGGATGATCTGGCTCGCAGGTTAACATTCATCAGGTAGGCATGGACATCGAATCCGTTTGGCGAGTAACGATAGCAACAATGATAGCGAACCACCTGGATCAGGGACTGGATGCTTGGCGTCTGGTCCCTGGTTGCGTTGACCCAGAGGATGATATGTCCTTTGATGGTGTGGATGCACATTTCGGTCGAGGCCACTTCCGTTGGCGGGACTATATGGGTTTGGCTGAGAATATAGTTGACATGATACGTGGAGTTAACCAAGCTCTAACACCAAGTGAGTATCCTACGCTTGATCACCAATCAAACAAGGATATAGCAGATGAGCTTCGATCAGCAAGTAAGGGGTCTACTCGGGGAAACCGGGACCCGAGAGATCCGCCTCACCCAGAGTGAATACGATTCGGTTCAGCATGAGCTGTGTCAGACTATCTCCCAGATAATCTGGGGTGAGAAGGGTCTGGTTGAGTCTCTTGGACCGGCCTGGAATATGGTCATGGATCCTCGCTTTGCCAAGTGCGAAATGGCTTGGTATAAGAAGATGAAGGTCACCGGCTCAGAACACGGCTATCAGGAGCAGGGGATCATGGTGGTGGCCGATGATGGCACCCTTACATCTTCCCGCCTGATCAGCATTGAACAGTATGCCGAGATGCTCGGTGAGGGACGACACTTCCTCAAGCAGTTTCAGGACTACACCAACACCACCGAGGAGCAGATCCGTCAGGTCAACACCTGGGAGGATGCTCGTCTGCTGGAGCTGGTCAAGCGTGAATGTCCCAACTACTTCACCAAGGAAGGTAAGGCTAATGATCTCGCCCTGGTCCTGGTTGAGATGTTCAAGGCTGATTGGCTTGGTTTGATTCTGGACTACGCTGAGGTCTCAAACCTGGACCAGTGGGTCTTCGTGGAGACCGGTGATGTGGCCCACGATACCTCCATCGCTGCTGCTGAGCAGAGTCCCATTGCTCAGGCTGAGATCGAATACCTTGACCGTGCGCTGATGTATCGGGCTGTCCTTCGGGCCAACGCGATCAAGGTGGTGAGTAAGATCGGTGGCAATCAGCTGAAAGAGATGATCGATGGGGTCCAGCTCACGGAGTTCGAGAAGGATGTCATCCTCCAAGAAGTGTTCAGCTACCCCTTCGATGAGCTCTATAAGGCCCTCAACGTGGTCCTCTACACAGTGGGTCACGCCAAGATGGTCCCCTATGAGCAGCGTGAGGCTGAACAGCTAGGGTTGGCCACTAAGCTCAGCAAACAGCATGTCGCTCGTCTGCGCTCTGGAGAGATCAAGGCGCTGGATCTCCTTGATGGCAACACCGGCCAGTCAGACGACGAGGCCAAGCGATTCTCCCTGATCCGGCACGATGAGAACCTGGTGACGATGTTCTACATTCTCACCCAGGCCGAGGCCCTGGTCACTGAATACCCCAAGATGCAGGCTGTGGTGGACATCTGTACTCCCCTGCTGGACAAGGCCGAACCCATCCCCGACGATGAGTTCAAGACTATATGCGAGAAGATCCAGGATCTGACCGACGAGGCCACCAGCGATCCTGAAGTTTGTCAGGAGCGAATCGTATGATGAAAGATCTGCAGAGAATCAGGGAATGTTTGAGTTGGTTCCAGACCGGAATCAGCGAGAATTCTAGTCAGGCCGGCAACCCCGGCTTCCTGCAAAGCCGCAATGTGGATGTGATGCTCTCTGAGATGTCTCAGGAGTCTGCAGCCCTTATGGCTACTCTGCGAGATCACCTGGTCACCCTGGTAGCTCCTATGAGCATCCAGCCCTTGCTGGCTATGATCGCTGCTGGTGAGATCTCTGCCAAGCTGGTAGAGGTTGGGGATGACTACAAGGGAGACGAGGAAGATATCATCTTCCCCGAGGACTTCTCTGAATTCAAGAAGGCTCAGGTGCTCCAGTATATCCGCTCCATGGACAACAAGATGGAACCCTTTGTGGTCATCTTTGACATCCGTCAGGGCTGGATGTGGCGGATCTACAAGGAGGAAATGTATGTGCATTTCCACGGCGATGAGATGGTTCGATACCCTTCTGAGCCCGGAGTCTTTGATGATCTATGTGAGGCCATCAAGGAAGGTCAAGTGTCCATGCGCAACAGGCGAGCCAGAGCTCTAGAATTCAATGAGTCCTTCAAGGTGCGACACGAACTACAACAGCTCAGGGATGAAGCTGACCTAATCATTCCTATTAATTTCGAGGTAAAAGAATGAGTAACCCAAACGAAGAAGTTGAGGTTGAGAGCGTCACAATCACAATCGAAGATCCGACCAACCATGACGTGAAGAGATGGGTGGAGATCGTAGACCCCACCAAGACTACCGTCAATGGAATCCTCCTCAGCGAGTTGCTGGAAGAGCATGGCCGAGCGAGTCGTAGAACTGGAGTGCTTCGGTAATGGGGAAGCCACTCGGACAACGCATCGCTGAGGCTGAGAGCAAGACCAATGCCGAGCACCCTCTTGATGCCCACACAGAAGAAATGCTCCAGGATCTGCTGCGTGTCCAGGAGGAGTTTCCTGACAAGTTTCTGACCCGTGAGTTATACCGCAAACATGGAGCCTTCAATGACTACCAGTGGGGCTCACGGTTCGGGACCTTCAAGGAATATCGGCGCACAGCTGGCCTGGAACTCAACCGGGGTGCTCAGCGGATCGAGAAGGCCATCGCCACTCACAGTGCCCGTGATCGCTATCGCGGATTCTTCGAAGTAGAGATCCTCCCTTGGGTGGGTAAGTATGAGAAGAAGCCTAGCAAGGCTCTGCAGACCATCTTGGTAGGCTCAGACTTCCATGACATTGACGCCGATCCTTTCGTGCTCTCCGTGTTCCTCGAGACTGCCAAGCGAATCCAGCCCAGTATCATCGTCCTCGCCGGGGATGTGTTCGACCTCTATGAGTTCTCTAGATTCGATCACGATCCTCGCTTGATGAACCTCAAGGAGCGGTTTGAGTTTGTCAAGGATAAGATCTTCAGGCCGCTTCGGGAGAACTGCCCCAATGCTCAAATCGATTTCATACTTGGCAATCACGACCTGCGTCTACTTCGCCACATGGCCGATAGAACGCCTTACCTTGCTCCCCTGCTTGATCTCATGGGCGTGTCACTGAACCAGATCTTCGGTCTGGATGCCTTCAAGATCAACCTGGTCTCCAAGGGGGATTTCTCTGCCTACCAGCCCAAGGAGGCCAGAGAGGAAGCCCGGAAGAACTACAAGAAGTACTTCAATACCATTTGCATTGGCCACGAGCCACAGGACTATGGGATGTGCTCAGTGTCAGGCCACACCCACAAGCCTGAGTTTAAGGCCAAAGTTTCAGAGCTTATGGGTAGTTACTTCAACCTCGTGCTCGGCTGTATCGCCAAGACGGATGTGGAGTATGTGGCTGGCCTCAACCCCTACAATCAGGGTTTCGCGCTGCTCCACGTAGATCCTTGTCTCCGTGAAGTGATTCCCGAGCAGATCATCTTCACCGATCACATGGCCGTCATTGGTGGTGTGGTCTATCGGAGACCCCAGGATGGATCTACTAACTGAAGCCATTGCTCTCCCTGAGGTTGCAGAATCCCTCAGGGGGAGAGTTCAGGCCTTGATCCCTGAGATGGTTCTCTCAGTGGAGATAAAGAACTTTGAATACGTCGGGGATCCTACACCGATAATCGAGTTCACAGCCAGACACCCAAGGACCTTCTCTGTGATCTGTTGCGCAGTGGCATATGAGTTTGAAGTGCTCCGGAGCAAAACAGATATAGCTCGAGAAGTCTCTCGTGCAATTAGAGCACAATTGGATCGCATACAGTAGATGTAGGTCTCTAAGTAGACCACCAGGGGAACCGCCGTGGTTCCCCTTTTTAATGGACACCATGCTAACTGCCAAGCTATTGAAGAGAGCCGATACCTATGGGGATCTACAAGATCTCATGGTGAGAGACCTTACCTCCGTTGCAGAGTTCCTGAAGGAATCAGGGCTCACGGTGTACCCTCAGGTATGTTCTGGATATGGGATGGTCCGCGCCCGTAGACAAGGGGCTAAATGGTTTGAAGACCAGGAGTGGACTGTCTCTCTATGTAGCCATGATCCAGAGAACTATCATCATGATGGGCTCACAGTAGACAATGATCTCTGGACCGGGTTGATGTTGAGCTTCCACTATAACCATGAAGAGTCCGACAAGGAATTTATGGAAAATGTAGGGGACTGGGCCATCGCCAACGGTTACCGAGAGAAGGATTGGCGTGGTGCAGGGGACAAAGAGTTCATCAAGGTCACTAAGGAGGCCACAAATGAAGGCTAGGCTGCTCAAGAAGGCCGCTGAGTATGTCCCTTCGGAGATGACTCGTCTATGTCTTTCCTTGGAGGAATTCCTCAAAGGGGAAGGGTTAAAGGTTGAGGCCACCCCCAATACATCTGCTCCGTACCTCAATGCAGACGAAACTAAGAACAATTTAGAAGACTACTGGGAGTTGACCGTGGAATTCCATGACACCAGGGACAATGGGACCAATATCAAGATGAACGGTAAACCAGATCTGATGGATAAATACATGGTGGATTGGTTGTTGGCCAATGGCTTCCACAAGAAACAAGATGGTATCCCTATGTGGGGATTCAAGTCCTCTGAGATCTGGTTCAAGAGCAAGGGAGAGGCTTAACATGCTTACCGCCAAGCTGCTCAAGAGAGCCGGCAATCGTGAGATCGAGATGGCCATCCGCAAAGAGGTAGACTCTCTAATGGAGTTCCTGGATGTAGAGCTTGAGCTGGAGTCTGGGTTAGAGATTGATCAACCAGTATACAAAGTTGTATGTGCTGAGCAGCGTAATGACACAGGCTACAAGGTCAGCTGGGATCTGAGCGTCACTTTCAGCTATTATCAATATGAGACTGAAGACACCTTGATCATGGACATCAATGATCAGATTGATGTAAAAGAGGCGATAATCGATTGGGCTATGACCCAAGGGTTCCGACAGATCGAGGGGAGTGAACAGCTCATCAAGACGATAAAGGATCAACATGCCTGACTTCATATATCCGAAGCTCATCTGGTCCGGACCAATGGACCTCCCGTTGTTTGGTAAGAACATTCATATCACAACATCTTTCAACTTGATTCCAAACACGGAGTCTGATTGTCTATTCGGAGGATATTTCAACACAGAAGACCTGTTCAAGGGATTACGGATCTCCGGTAATACACCGTCAACGATTCACTTCATGTTCAGCCTAACTGTAGAGAATCCCACAAGTTGTACAAGACCCGAGATGGAAGCTGAGATCAAAGGAGATCCTAATTTCCTAGACACAATAGAAGAATCAGTTGCCGGTGAGATAGCCAATTGGGATGATCATCTCCGTGGATTTATCAATGAGCAATTGGCCAAGAAGCCAGATATGATCGAGGACGACCGGCTGTATCTTGCTATCACTAAGGGCAATCCCAAAGTGCAACGTGACCTGGAGTAACGATGACCAACCCCAAAGAAACCCTGTCGGATCTGTTAGTTGAGATCCTATCCGATCTAGCCGTGGCCACTGAAGCCCGTGAGATCGAGTGGCAGTGGAACAACAACCATGCGCTCTACAAGGGAGATCACGTGGTGTGCAGCTTGGCCTGTGGCTCAACCGTTCCCTATGTGACCGTCAACATCTCTGTATACAACAACGGGACCACTGCCAACAAGATCCTGGATCAGGACATCTTCCCGGACAGCCCACTACACGATCAGGTGATGCGTATTTGGGTTGCATTAGAGAACAATGCTGCTCATGAGATCCTAGAGCAACTGAAGCCTGTGATGGAGAACTTAGAAGGACCATGGAGATAACTGCTAAACTCCTCAAGCGTGCAGCTAGATACCCAGACCCTGCTGGTGAGGCTCGCCGTGCCGGAGTGGCTCTGATGGATGCCTTCCCTCGTAGACTCTCAGTGAGCATCGCTGGTCAGGGCCGGGAAGTGACCCTACAAGTCTCAGACTATAGGGAAACCCATGGGGGGTATATTGATTTCTATAGGGATTTCAGGAACCCTAACGACGTCCGAGTTGAGTTCAAACACTCTCCCTCCGAGGAAGTCCTAGAGGAGCTCAAGGATTGGTTGCTAGTCAACGGCTACACCCTTGAGGGGGATGCGTTTATTTACCATGCTGAGGCACTGAAGAACTCAAAGCTGGCCACAGGAAGCATGGACACAGACCTGAGCGCCTGTTGTGCATGGATCCGAGAGAGCATGGACCCGAAGGCAAGAAAGGGTTACATGGGTGGAGATTGGTATATACGCTTCGGCGATGAGCACTATGAGGTCCGGATCCTGGAGATCATGGAGGTCGGGGACGGAGGAGGCTATGTCCGGAAGTATCAAGCCTCGATATCTCATACACTACCTCTGGAGCAGCGGGAAGAGAT